ACAATATCATATAGTGAAGACGTCAAAGGATGGCCTTCTTTTTATTCTTTTTTACCTGATTGGATGATAGGTATGAACGGTTATTTTTATTCGTGGAACGGAGGAAATTTATATCGACACAATACAAATCCTTTAAGAAATAATTACTACGGAGTACAGTATAATTCTACTATTACTTCGGTTTTTAATGAAGAGCCATTAACAATTAAGCTTTTTAAAACCATGTCGTATGAAAGTAATGACAGGTGGGAATGTACAGCTTTGTTTTCAGATTTAAGTACAGGGTCTATGTTACAAACTTTTTTCGAACAAAAGGAGGGAGAGTGGTTTACATTTTTAAGAGAAAATACAGGAGAGTTAGATTTTAGAGACAGGTCAACTAATGGTATTGGTCGATGTACTAATGTAACAGGTCCTGTAGCAGCAATAGTAATTGAGTTTGGAACGTTGCAAGATATAGGTAGTATTTTAAGTATTGGAGATGCTGTATATTTTGTTACCCCTTCAGTACCTCCAGCTGTATCTGGACCACCTACTTTTGGAGGAACTGTAACTAATATTGTAAGACAAAGCACTACAAATGTTGTTACAGGGGTCGTAACTCCTCCTTCTATTACTATTGATACGGTTGCTCCAGTAGCCGGAGCAGTGCCTCCTGCTGGAGATTATATTTCTTTTGTAAAAGACGCTGTTGCAGAGTCACACGGAGCCCGTGGTTATTTTTTAAATTTTACACTAACTAACAACAATACAAATGCTGTGGAGTTATTTTCTGTAGGTAGTAGCGTAATGAAATCGTTTCCATAGATTTTATTATCTTTGCATAAATGAAATTAACTATAATACCACTAAAAGAAACGGATTATGACAATATTTTATGTCAATGGTGGAAAGATTGGCGGTGGACGCCTCCTTCAAAGGATTTTTTACCCGAGAACGGAATGGGTGGTTTTATTGTGTATGACGGAGATATTCCAATATGTGCCGGGTTTATGTATGTAACTAACTCAAAAGCAGCGTGGTGCGATTGGATTATATCTAATTTAAAATATAAAGATAGACAAAAAAGAAAAGAAGCTTTAGAATTATTGGTAAAAACAATAAGTGATAAAGCGGAGGGGTTGGGAAAAAAATATGTATATGCTTTAATTAAAAACAAACCTTTAATTAATGTGTATAAAAAAATAGGTTATGTGGAGGGTAGCACCTACACTCATGAAATGATTAAAACAATATAATATGGCAGTAGCAACAGCAGCGGTAGTAGGAATAGCCGCATCAGGTTATCAGGCATATCAAGGTTTTTCAGAAGCAGCTAAACAAAAACAATTAGCCGCGGACGCAGATAAAGCTGCGGCAAAAGCCATGAAAGAAGCAAAACAAAAAGCCGAAACAGATTATTATGAAGGGTTGAATGTTCCTTTAGACGCTTATGAGGCTGAATTTGAAAATCAGTTAGCAGGACAAAAGCAATCAGTAGAAGCCTTACAAGAAGGAGACGCCAGAGCCTTAGCTTCAGGTGTAGGCCGAATAGGAGCTCAACAAACTGCGGCAGGAGAACAAACTCGTATTGCTATGGGTGAAGAAATATCTGATCTTAATAAAATGAAAGCCGACTCTAAAGACGCTATAAATCAACAACTTATAGAGATGGATGTTGCTTATGCCAAAGAGCAGAATCAAAGAAAAAGAGATGCTGAGGCAGCGAGAGCAGCAGGTATACAATCTGGTGTACAGGGAGTTACCGGGGTGATTCAAGGCGTAGGATCTTTAGCTCCGTTATACGGGCAAAGTAGAGCTGATAGAAGAGGGTCAAAAATCGCTGAACAATATTCGGCTCAAAAACCAGCGGGCATGTCAGATAGAGAGTGGCAAGCTAAAATGGGAGACATGGACTTTAACCGAAAAGATTACCAGAGACTTAAATCTGGAGACCCTAATAAAGCTACTTGGAATCAGGAAACTAATCAATTTGACTTTACACCTTAATTATGGCAAACCAATTCGCAAAAAAAAATATAGACTTTGATGTTTATGAAAGGCAAGACCCTGCTTCAACGGTTGATTGGGGGAAAGCGGCAAAAGATATTGCCGACAGTTTTCAAGGTGTTGTAGATGAAAGAGAAAAAAGAAAAGGAGAAATTGAAAAAGCTTATCAAGACCAGCAGAAAGCTTTAAATGATATAGGGGAGTATGATAACCCCACCATACAACAATTTGTAATGAATGGAGGTCAAGATGCTGCGAATAAAAACTTAGATTTTTATAACCTTATGAAAAGAGGTTTAGTAAAACCTGAAGATTACGAAATGTTTAAGCACAATCAAAAAACAGGTTTTGATTTGATGAAAAAAAACGCAGCTAATTTTGATAAAAAATTTCAAGAATACACCCAAAGAGTACAAGACGGAACGGGTGCTCCAGGTGAAGAGTGGATAGGAAAGCAATTAGAAGGATTTGCTAAGTTAAACAATATGCAATTAGAATCAGACCCTGAAACAGGAAATATGGTGATGTTAAAGATAGACCCTGAAACAGGAGAGCCTATACCCGGTTCAAGTATGAGTGTTCAGCACATGACTTTAATGATGGAGCAAAAAATTGATAACTTTGATGTTGGAGAGGCAACCACGGGTATTAAAAACGAACTTGGAAAAATTATTACAGCAGATTTTGAGCTTCGAGGAATTACAGGAACAGTAACTACAGAAGAGCGAAGCAGGGCGGAAACAGAGTTTTTTGCTACTGAAGATGGACAAAAGTTTTTAAATCTTAAAGCTCAACAAATGATTTCTAATCCTTACAATCAGCAATCTATGATGATGAACGCTGGTTTAACCACAGAAGATGGTACCGCATTTCAAATAGGTAGTCAAGAAGAGTATGATAAGTGGAATGAGGAAAATCCAGACAATGAAAGTAATAATCCGTACTTAGTTATGGAGTTTGGAGAAGATAATGTTTACAGACCTAAGTTTAACGAGGCTCAAAATAAAATAGCTGAAGACTACGCTAAAGACCAAATTACCAGCGCATTAGATGTGAAAGAAAGTGTGAGTGCTCAGAAGATTCAAAAGACTCAGCAGTATGCTCCTGAGTATGTATACAAAAGAGGAGATGAAAAGAAAGATATGTTGGCTATAGGTAAAAACGTTAACCTCTTAACCTCGGGAGACCCAAGACAAAGGAAAGCTGCTGCTGAAGCAATTGGAGCTGAAACCGGAGCTGATATTCAAGTAGTAGTAGATGATAACGGAGTAACTACAGAGTTTATTATAACAAAACCAGGTGAAACCGCTAAACGTATTAGCGCTTTTGCCGAAGACGAAAACGGGCAGCCGGATCCAAACCAACCTTTAACTGTAGATGAATTGAATAGATCGATTTATGAGCACGCGGTTGATGGTTCTAACTACGACCAGTGGTTAGATGCTGGAGGAGTAGTTGGAAAAGATGTAGGAACAGGAGGTGTAGATGTAAAACAAGCAGGACAGCGTATAGATTACACTCCAATGGCTGTTGCTGATGTAAAAGAATTTTTAGGTATGGGAGATTCGTTGCTTGGTCAATTTAGAACCAGTGCAATTATAGATAAATTTGACCAGATGTTAACTAACGAAGCTTTCTGGCCAGAATCAATGAAGGGTATTGACAAGTCGGTAAAAGAAGAGGATGGTAATATTGTCTTTACTATTGGAAACGAAACAATTAGTTTCCCTAACAAAAACGCGACTACCACTCAAGAAATTGTAGACGGGGTACAAAACTTAATGAAACAAGTTGTAAACGATATTAATCAAGGTGGGGGCGGTGACAAGACTGGCGGAAAATATAATAAATAATAATGAACGAAGAAGCGATTAAAGATGGTTATAATTACTTTGTGCAAACAGGGTATAATGGAACTATAGACGACTATAAAGCACTGTTACAGCAAAACAATGAAGCTTTTAACGATACTTATAAATACTTTGTTAACACAGGGTACAATGGAACCGTAGAAGACTTTCAAACTTTAGTAGGTGTTACGGAGGTAAATGTCACTGACACTGAAAAAAAAAATTCAAAATCTTCACAGGAAGTGGAGGAAATGTTGGTTTCAGGTATACCACAAGTTCAGGACATCGATGGTACTTTGGAGTCTTCAGAGTCAAAGATAAATCAAGATAATACCGCACAGCCCGAAGTTAATCAAAACGAACAAGACGTAAACCAGGATAACACCGCTCAACCAGAAGTCAATGTAGACGAGCAAGAGGTTGACCAATCACAAGGAACTCAACAAAAAGTAGATCAAGAAATATTAGATAGATTTGCGGCCATACAGCAGTTAGAGCAGGATTGGTGGATAAAAAGAGCTAAAGGAAATAAAGAACAAGCGGCATTAGATTTTTCTACAACAAGAAAGGGGGATCTTACTGAAGCGGAGTTAAATGAGTATATGAGTTTAGGAGGTGTGAACGCTGTTCCTATTGAAGACGATAATAATCAAGCAACAGAAATAATACAACCTCAACAAATTGTACAAAGGTCTGAAAAGTTTGGGGGAGGAAAAGCATTATTAAACACAATTAAAAATATATTTAAAGGACAAGACTCTTCTGGAGATAGAGCTTATAATAGAGAGTATTTTGCAGAAACAGCGGACGGAGAAAGAGTTGATCCGGAATTAAAAAAATATATTGAAAGTGACGATCAGTTTACTCAGTCCCTGCAACATGTTTCTCCAAGGGCTATAGCGGATCCAGAGTCTTCCACAATACCTTTAATGGAATATCATTTTACACAACACGGGTATCATTTTGAAGCCGCTGATGCGGCCGGAGATGGAATGAACGCGTATGGGTACCGAAAAGAAGGCGATAAGTGGTTTAAAGTAAAACACTATGTTAACCTGGATAGATTGTGGTCAAAAGCATCAACCGCCAAGGCTCTTAGAGATTTTTTAGAAGAAAACAGAGAAGACACACGAGAGTATGTAGAGCTAACTAAAGGAGACTTAGAAAAACAAACCGTGTTTCATGATCAAGACCAGGTGGATAGAACGGTTAAAAAAATGACCGAAAGAGAAGACGCTCTTCGAGATGATATAAAGTCTTATTTAAAACAGGTAAGAGATTACAACACTATCAAAGACCTTCCTGAAGATGAAGTAATTTATATAGAAGATATAAACGGAAAACAAATGGCCACTACTCCCGCAGCCCTACTGCAAGAGTTAAAATTCCAACGACAAAAATTAGTAAGAGAGCGTGAGAATTTAATTAATATTGGAAGTGAGTTAGACAGGGATATAGGTTTATGGTATATGCTTAGAGGTCAACAAGGAAGTAGGTCTGGAAGTTTTTTACAGAACATGGTATCTGGGGGAGCCTCTGATATTGGGGCGTTTGGAATGGATTTTGTAATAGACACGGGAACTGAAATTGCTGGTTTATTTGATGAAGACTTAGATACGGACGCTGTTAAAAAACAAATTAAATTTGGTCAAGATGGTGAAAGACCAAATATGTCTCCTTTTTCTCAATACGCTAACAGAACAACTCAACGAATGGAGTCTGAAAAAGGTATAGTGGGAGGAGCTGAAGCAGCTTTTGACCAGGCTCTTGGTATGGAAAATAGAGAGCGTATTAGACAGAAAATGGAGCGTGAAAATATATTTGTAGAAGACAATCCTTTTTCAAATGAAGATTTAGAAGGAGGAAAAAAAGGCTGGTGGGAATGGGTAGGTAACCTTGGTTTTTATGGTGCTGCAAGAAGTATTCCGGCTATGGTGGGCCCTGGAAAAATTAGACTTTTAAATATGGGGGGTCAAGCTTACACTTATCTTAATAAAGAGATGGCGGGTAATGAATTTTTTGATGATATATCTGAAGGAGAAAAGAAGCTTTTCGCTATACCTTTAGCTGTGGTAATAGGGGTTTTGGAAAATGTAGGTTTTAGAAACATGAAGCAAATGAATAGTATTAGTTCTAAAGTCTTAATGAATGTGTTAGGGAAGAGCGGTAAGGATGTGACAGGACGAAATTTTAAACAACTGGTTAAAGCTGAGGTTAACAGTATGATAGCTCAAGGATTAATTAGAGTAGGAAATGCGGGTGTTGCTGAATTTGAAACAGGATTTATGCAGGAACTTGCAGATATAACATTTAAAAGTATTTATAATACTGTTAGAGATAGCGATGCTTTTCAAACTCCTAAAAGTACGGAAGAGTTTTTTGGTCAACTATTAGTTGGAGCTACCTCGGAAATGATTGGTGGTTTTGTAATAGGAACCCCGGGAGCTATAGTGTATGCCGCAAAAGATGGGGACTTTACTCAAGTAAGCGATGATACTTTTAAAGTTTTTGAAGAGGTTCATAATCAAAAGCCCGTTAGAGATTCTTTTGTAGCTAAAATAAAGCAGAAAATATTAGACGGGAGTATGACCAAAGAAGAAGGAGATAGACAAATTGCTATCTACGATCAAGTGGTGGGGGTTATGAATCAAATTCCTACAGACCTCCCGATGAGCTCTAAGAAAAAACTTTTAGGAAACCTATTAAGACAACAAGAGTTAAATGATTATATCGATAAGTATAATAAACAATTAACTAAAAAACAACAAAGCGAATTAAACTTTTTAAAAGATCAGGTAGATGTTATTATTAAAGAGGGTGATAAAATAAATGAGATAGTTAAAAAAACCAAAAAAGAAACAGGTGAAGAAACTCAAGATGTGGAGGTAACTGATCAGGAAGCGAGGGAGTCTTTAGAGCAAGACAATGAATTAAATGCTCAGCTGGAAAAAAGAGGTATGCCTAATTCAGGACAAAAACTTATTACCCAAGAAACTATAAATGAAAGAAAAGAAAAGTTAAGACAAGAAAAATTAAATAACCAAAAAAATAAAAAAGATGCCATTCAAGAGTCAAGCACAACGCAGGTGGATGTACAAACACAAACCACAGATAGCGGCCAAATGGGAACGCAAGACGTCACGGGGGAAACTACCACAGAGGGTCAAGTCGAAAGTGAAACAGATACTGGGACGCAGAAAGAGACGGAAGTAGGGGATCCATCTATTGAGCAAGAGGTGGGCGATTTAACTGCTGCTATGGGGGGTCCAATAGATAATCAAACTGAAGGAAGTCCAGAAACAACAACTCAAACAACCACTTCGTCTGTAGAGGTAGATAGTGAAACTAATAATGTTACTATGCAAAAAAGTGACGGTACAAGCGTTTCTTTACCTGGTGTAAGTGTAAGTGATAATGTAACCGTTACTGAAACCGCAGGGGACCCTACTGTTGTAAGGATACAAAAAACATTATTAGACCAAGCTAAGAAAGCGGGTAAGGCTATTAAAAAATTATTACCTAATGTAAATATAGTAATACACGCTACAGAAGAGGCATATAATCAAGCTGTAAGTCAAGATAGTAAAGGGACAAAAGGAACTTTTGCTCCAGCTACTAATACTATACATATAAACGCTCCTAAAGCGTCAAGAACAACAATACCTCATGAAATATTTCACGCTATTTTATTTAATAAATTAGGGATAGATAAAAATATTCAAGAGGTTACTGATAGAATGTTGAAGGCGGTTATTAAAGCGGTTAAAGATCCAAAGATTAAAAAAGACTTACAAGACTTTGCTGACGGTTACGCTATTGAAGACCAAAGTGAAGAGCAGGTTGCGGAGTTATTTGCTTTATTAGCGGCTAATTATGCTAAATTAAATAAACCTTCTAAAAATATTATCAAACGATGGTTACAGGCTATCGCTAACAAACTCGGAATACCAGCATCTATAACTACTGATTTTACCAAAACAGAACAAGACATTGTAGACTTCTTTAATATATTAGCCGGTAAGGTACAAACAGGAGAGGAAATACAAGAGTCTGATATTGAAGTAATAACAAAAAAACCTAAAAAGAAAACTAAAAAGTCAGAAAAGAAGCCTAAAAAAGAAATGACTAAAGAGGAGGAGGCTAAAATAGCGGACGAGCTTTATGTAGAGAGTAAGATTAAAGAAGAGGAACAAAAAGAAAAAGAAAAACGAAAGGCTTATGAAGAAAGGGAAGCTGAATTGGAGCAGATAATGAGAGACGAAACAGGGCTTCAAGATCCAACTATTGGTTATGTAATGGAGCAGATACACTCTTATTTTTCAGGTATAACTAAACAGGATTTTGATAAATTTGGAGACCCTAATTTAAGAAAGGGAAATCCAGCCTTAAACTTTTTATTAAGAAGAAACGCTTCACCTTTAGATACTCAAAGTATAGAGTTAAGCGAGATAGCTGGTATAGAAATTACCGAGCAGGATTTTATTGACTACATGGTAGATAGAAGTAACAACCCAGGAAAATATGTTAAGTCAAAGGAAAAGAATCAAAAGGATATAAAAAACAAAAAAGCAGGTTTAGATAAATTAATTCGTATGTATAACATGAACCCTAAAGGGTTTATTGGTACAAATATTTATTCTTTACAAGACTTAGAAAACTGGGCAGCATCTTTAGGTTTTGGTATTGGTAGAGCAAGAGTTAGAGATAAGAGCGCTTACGATTATGGAAGGTTAACAGGTTATTACTTAACTAAAAACGGAAGGTTTTTTAACCCACGATCAAAGGAAAAAAATCAAAAAAACATAGACGAGAAGAATCAAAAAGTATTTAATAAAGAGGATAATCCTATTGATATTATTAATGATGCCCGTAATCAAAACTTTACAGACCCAGCTATTTATGATTACTTAACTCGAGTTAGAAAGTTCCCTAAAAGAGAAATTAAAGAGTTAATGAAAGTGTATGACGAAACACTTCAAACTGTACCTCCTTCTGTAGGAGCAGTTAAAGGTGGTATGTTAAATGGTTTAAAATTATATAACAGAGTATTTAAGAAATATATTCAACTTCAAAAGGCTAACGTTAAGAATAAATCTAAAAAAAGTCAGCAAGAAATAATGGACTTAACAATGGATTATTTAAAATCTCAACCTGAGTTTAAGGCGTTAAAAGACAAAGGCTCTGATATTCTTTCTACAAAACAAAGAGTTATAGAGATAGATATGGTTAAAGCTTTAGCTGGACCAACCAGTCCTGATTTAGCTCAATCAATAAAAAAATCAATATTAATTCTTAATTCTAAAAAATTAGGAGTAAGAGAAATAAAAGAAATCCAAAGAGAACTGAGAAACTTTTTAAGAAAAGTTTTACCTAAAGATCTTTATACCAAAAAGAATGTAACTGATTTATTGAAAGAAATAAATGAAGCTACTCCAGATAATATAGAAAATATTAAAAATAAAATAGTAGAGTTTGCTGCTGAGAAAAACAATATTAGACTTGCTGAAGAGGTAGAGAAATTATTAAACCCTAAAGATAGAGTAAAAATTAATAATATATTAAAGGGTGTTGGTATAGATGACGCTACTCGTAAAAGATTAGATGGTATTAGAAGATTGCTTAATCCTAAATCAAAAGATGGAAATCTTAAAACTGATATAGGGGTAAGAGATTACTTAGCTAAATTAGAAGAAAGATATAATGAAATTAATAAAAAAGCTAAGAAGACAGATCAGGATTTTAAAGATATGACCGACCTTCAAATGGCAATGAATTTAATAAACGCTCAAGAGCTAATGAGCGATAAAGATATAGCCAAGGTAGCCACATTAAGCCAGTTAAAAGATGAGTTAACTCAAATTATATTAACAGGAAGAACTAAATTTAAAGAAGAGTTAAGGGCTTCTCATTTAGAGTATGTAAGGCAGTTTAAAGAAGTGTGGCAAGACATTACTGGTAAAAAAGACTTTTTTGAAAAAGAAGCTAAAAGACAGCTTAAGGAAGAAGGATTTGATAATCCTACGCAAGAACAGTTAGATGATAAAATTGCAGATGTTATTGAGCAGGTTCGTAAAAAACTTCCAGAAGAAAAGAATTTAGCTGAGTCTAAGAAAAAACAAAACGTATTTAAAAGAGGGTTAAACCTTTATAAGGATATTTTTAAGACGCTTGGAAACTTAATGAACAAGCACTCAGATTTATTTTTATTAATGGATAAAATATCTAAATTACCAGCAAGATTGTTTGAGGGGGTTACACAAACTGAAATAACTCAAAGGGTAGATGATGCTACTCGAGAATATAAGCAAGGGATGTTAGTTTTTGATGCTCTTCTTATTGATAAATATAAAGAGCTGTTCGGGAAAAAATACAAAAAAATAGTAGGCTCTTTTACAAATAAAATTGCTAATGTTTCTTATAGAGACAGAAGTAGAATTGATAAGGCGCAGGCAGAGTATGATGCTAACCCTACTAAAGAAAATCAAAAAAAGCTTGAAGATGAAATAGGAAGATTAGGAATAGACTTAAGTCCTAACCAAATGTATTACTTGTATAATCAATATAAAGACCCTTTAAATCATCCTGGTTTTGAGGCTCAGTTTGGAGAAAACTATCAAGATGTAATGAAAGATATAGAGGCCAGGTTAGAGAAAGATTATGCTCAATTGAAAAAATTTGCAGATTGGCAAGTAGACGTTTTGTTTCCTTTAATGTATCAAAAATATAATAAAGCATACAAGGACTTGTACAGAATTGACATGCCATATAATGTGAATTATGCAGGTATGGTGTATAGAGAAGGTATTGAGCCAGAAGGGGTGGACTTACTATCTGGAAAACCTCAGTATCATAATGTGGTTTCAGCGAACTCTACTAAGTTAAGAGTAAATAGTAAGAAAGCTATTAAACCTGTGGACGGTACAGACGCTTTATATACCTATGCTCGAGACATGGAATATTTCAGTGCGTATGGTAGGGTGGTTAATGATATGCAAAAGTTATTTAGTAATGAAATAATAAAACAAACTATTGATAATATTTACGCTGGAAATGTTAACGAGATGATTTCGGTTGCTATTGAAAAATTAGCCAACAAAGGAAACTTTAAAGACAATCTTCAGTTTGACACAGCGGTAAATATAATGCAAGACTTGTTTATACTTTCTCGTTTAGGTATTAACCCTGTAGTTACTTTAAAACAGTTAACGTCTTTTGTTACTTATGCTAATGATATTGGTTTTGTTAATTGGATGAAGAACGCGGCAGCCTCTCGTTTGCTTAGTGGAAAATCTGTAACAGAGGTATGGAAAGAGATAGCTGCCAACTCAGTGTACCTACAGGATAGGGACGCTAAAAGCATTACTAAGGCTTTAGAGATGTATACGGATAAAAAGTTAAACGAGGGAGATCCTATCCGTAATGTGACAGGATTACGAGCGGACCAAAGACAAACCTTGATGGATATTTTAATGTATACTACAAGGATTGGGGATAGAGGAGCTATTTACTTAGGAGGGGTTCCTAACTATGTGTATTATAAAAATCAAGCCTTAAAAGCAGGAAAGACCGAACAAGAAGCTATAGATATAGCGATTAAAAAGTTTGAAAGAGATACTAAACGAACTCAGCAGTCTACCGATCTACAAGATAGAGATTATTATCAAACTCGTAATTTCTATATGAGAGCTATTAATATGTTCTTAACAACTCCTAAGCAATATTTAAGAAAAGAAGTTTATGCTATGAGAAACTTCTATCGTCTTATGGCCTCAGGAGGTAAAGAAGGAAAGGGTACTAAGTTTCAAAACTTTAGAACATTTGTTACTTACCATGTTGTAATGCCTATGTTCTTCCAGTATGTAGCTAACGGTTTCCCTGGATTATTAGCTGACTGGGATGAAGAAGATAAAAGCGATTTAATGAGAGCTGCCGCTTTAGGAAACGTAAACGCTTTAGTTATATGGGGAGAGATAGCTGTAAACACAGCTAATATAGTTCAAGGAAAACCAGAGTCTTTTATTGGGTTTAAAAACCTTCCTTTACTACAGCAATTTGAAATATTCTTTAAGAACCTATACAGATATAGAACGTATAAAACTCCAGAGAAAAAAGAAGAGGCTGGATTTAAGGCTCTAAGAAGTTTAGGAGAATTTACAGGCCTGCCTATAAATAATATTAATAAAATATTCCAAAACCTAAAAGCTTTAGAGAAAGGAGAGGAAGACCCAGGCAAAGTGTTAATGAGATTGTTTAACTATAGTGAGTATCAAATTAAAAGTGAAGCTGAAAGATCTCAAAAAAGAAAGAAAGAAAGAAAGAAAAGCACTAAAAACGGAAACCCAATGATGCAAGAGAACCCAATGATGCAAGAGAATCCGATGATGAAAGAAAATCCAATGATGAAAGGAAATCCTATGAAGAGAGAAAACCCTATGATGAAAAAATAAATATATGAGAGATTTTAACGAAGACCTTTGTATGAGGCATAGTTATAATTTACTATTAGGAAAAAAAACTTTAGACGAATTACTACAGGAAACAGCTCGCCTTTATGTAATGTTTAATCCGCAACGAGAATATGTTCCTATGGAAGATGATGTTTATGATGTTCTTATAGATTACTTTACGCACACTGAGGAATACGAAAAGTGCGCAGAATTACTTAAAGCTAAGAAAAAACTTTAAATTTCGCTTTCAAATTTTATGTGGTCTTTATAATCCCTATTCCTGTTGTACTGGTCTACTAAAAAATTCTTACTATAATTTTCCCTTTCAGCCTCCAGTTTGTAATAAAGAAAAGCTTGAAACCCGTTTACATGAGAGTCAGTAGGAAAGAAGTATTTCCATCCTTTTGACACCCCTTTGTTTATGTAATAGCAAAAAGCCACCCCTATTTTCCCTGTGTTTTTTCTAAAATTAATTACTGCGGTATGGTCTGATGTAGGAATAACTTCTTTAACTGAGAAAGTTTCTTGGTTTTTATTTCCCTCTCTGTTGGGTTTTGAAAAGCGTTTTGCTATCTCTTTACTAAACTTATTTAACTCTTTAGCTATTTCTTTTTTCATTTTGTTGTCTTCTTTTGGCGGTAGCAATTCGGTGGCAATTAGAGCATCTCACTTCACATTTATCCATCTCTTCCATGATAGCCTCTCTACTGTATGAGGTTCGAGACATATCTGAAATGTTCATTATTTTTTCCCCTACCACATGATCGAAGTCTAATACTAACGGATTATCTTCTCCACAATCTACACAACAACTTCGACTTTTAACCCACCTTACAAAGTTTTTATTTTTCTTTTTTTGACTCTTATTTCTGGCTCGAGTCCGAGCCTTTATTTTTTCTTTATTAGCCTCGTAATGACGTTTACTGGCTGCCGCTTGATCCTTCTTACTTTTGTACGCCATTTTTAGTTCGGGATGGCCAGATAACTACTATGTCTGGATCGGTATTAAACTTCATCGGATAAGGATTGATTAATATCTACTAACTCTTTTATGAGGGATTGGATTTTCTTTTTTGCCTCCTCATGATCTCTATCCATTAAATCTTCGTAAAGCTCAGTGCCGAAGTCGTGAATCCTGTCACAGATATATGTAATGTGTGTTATAGATTTGTTGTCTTCAGGCGCTATACGAGGCATTAGTTCGTCATAAAATAAAGTTATTTCCCGTTTGTAACTATGTTCTTTAACTCTTTTAACTGTTCTTGAACATTATTTAATGACAAATTTAACATTTTATTTTGTTCATGCAACAATTTCAGCTCTTTTTTTAATTGCAAAGGTTTTATGTCGTCATACTCTCCCATTTCTCCCTCCCACAAAGTAAGTATAGCTTGATAATCTCTTTCTAATTCTACATCCCATTTTCTCATAAACGGAAACTCTTTTACTGCGTGCAATATAGTTGCATGATTTTTTCTGAAAGCCATTCCTATACTATTATAAGACATCAAACACTTTTCTCTCATTAAAGTGTAGGCCATTGCTCGGGCTTTTATGTAAGTGTAGGTTCTGGTTTTTGATTCAATATCAATTTCGTAGTGAGAGTTTATTATGTTTTTGATTGCTCTTACTTTTTCCTGTAACATTTAATTTTTTATTTAAGTTAAGTAAATCTAAGTATTCGTCCATTGAAACTAATTGTATGTCTGATAAAACAATAACATCTTCTTGTTCTTTAATTTTTAAAACCTCTAAAGCGAAGGTTACTGGATCTCCATCGTCATCTATAACCACCCCTCCTATTACCGTAGAAGTAAGATTGCTTGTAGGTATATTGTCTACGTTTTTTTCTATAAACTTAGCTATCTTAATACCGGTTCGGATATCCAGTTGTTGAAGGGTTTCTACAAACTCTTCCGCAATATCATACCCCGCCTCCTTTATAAACCTCGGTTTTACATCCATGTTTGTTTAACTCTTTTAATCTATATTCTTGTAATTTAGTTAGTTTCCCATTTGGTTTTTTAACTTCTGAAAACAAAACTGGGCAGTCTGGAGGGATGGCAAGGAGGTCGGGTATACCATTCTTATTAGTCTTGATTAGCTTAAGAACGTAGTATCCGTCCGCCTCCAATTGCTTAATCCTTTTGCTTTGTATTTGTTGTTCGGTCATATTTATAGTCTAAATAAAATCCTATAGCTACTATTACATTCATTCCTATTGATGATAATATTTCTACAACATCATGAAAATTATGAATCGATAAATGAATATGTCCAACTACCCAAAAAGGTATTGCTAAATTCTGGCTGATCCAAATTAGCGTGAAAATAATAAACCTTTTCATTATTACAAAGTTAACAAATCTCGCTTAAAATGTGTAAGCGTATAATCTTTCTTCTTAACCACGGCTTTATAGATGTCTTTTTCAATACCTCCTTTACTGAAAACCCAGTACACTTCGTTCTTTAATCTATCTTTAGTTGTCATCCGGTCTCTCGATTGCCAATAAGAGGTTGCGCTGAAATCAATATTATAATAAACCAAACAGTCGGCTTGACGTAAAGATATTCCCTCTCTACCGCTAACTATCTGTAACGCAATGTTTTTTGAAGTGGTATTAAAGCAATCCAACTCTGTACATATATCGTCTCCAAATACTTTTTTTAAGGCGTTTAGTTCTTCTTTAAACTTATAGAATATCCCTATCTTTTTAGATTTAAAATAATTTTTTATAAAGGTAGCTTTACTTAAATCTAACACCATTGAATTGCCGCTCTCAAATTTAATTGTTCCGCTACATAATTGATGTACTTTAGTCATTAGTTTTACTGCGGTATCAGCTAATATTACTTCAGACTCACCCTCTACTACCAGGTCTTTTTGAAGGGTTTTTATTAATTTTTTAGTAGATCCCTGTATATCTACTTCTAAAATATGTTCATTAGTTTGAACTTTAAATCCAGCTTCTTTTTGGCTAAAGTTTATAGTATAGGGAGACATTTTATCTAAAATCTCTTTACTTCCTTTTGAGTAGTCATTAATATACATACCTCCTATTTTTTTTCTAACAACCTTTACAAATCTTTGAGCAAAAGAATAGAAGTTTTTAAATTCTACAAAAGGATTATTAGGAATAAAATTAACTTGATGATACATTTGACAATACGACTCAGGTGTAGGTGTTCCACTTAATAGTATTACATAAGGGTTGGATCTAAAAATTAAACGCGAAACTTTTTTAGAACGACCACTTGGTTTTGGAAAGGCTCCCATTCCATGAGCCTCGTCACAAACTACCACATCCCATCCGGTTTGTTTGATTTTATGTAGCGATTCATAATTAATAACCTGTAATTCAAAGTTAGGGTTTAATAACTGATAATCGTTTTCTATACTGGATATCGCTTTCTTTTTGGTAATAAACAAAACTTTTTTAACGTGTAGGTTTTGACATATTCCTAAGCTGGTTAAGGTTTTTCCAGTTCTTACTTCCATTGCTAAATATAAAAACCGGTGTTGTTTTAGTATTCCTACTCCGTTAGATATAATGTTTTTTTGATAATCTCTAAACTCTATCATATATCTAAATTTGATTGAGTATCATAATGAGATTTATTAACAAACTCTATCCATCTACCCACTCCATCTCTTCCTTCTATTGCTCTACAATCATACTTAAATTCAGCATAAGATTGCAACCATTTATTAAACCTATTTCTACTCACAGTCATTTTTGATTTAGGAGCAAAGTCAGGATTCTCTTCAATAAAATCTAAATACAAATCGTTTTTATAAATCTTTTTACTTCTAATAAGTTTGTCGGTTTTTTGCCCACCTATCGCTCCGCACCACTCGGCAAACTCATGACACGTTTCTGCTGAAAATTTACGAGTCTTAAGATTAACAAAGTCGCTTTTTAATAATCCCTTATCTAAATATAACTGTAAACATTTAATCATGTAATTATCAAACTGGCACCAGTCATTATCATCCCACTCTCCAAACATTAATTTTCCAAACTCTACTAATGGGGTAAATTCTTTAGTGTAATACTGAGTTAATTCTAACTCCCATTTTCTTCTTTCAAAAGAACTTCCGGATCCTTTGATTGCATAATTAGTTGTGATTGCGATTTTAGGAGATTTACTAAATGGAATTTTAATAGCGTCTTTGTTTTTCTTTTCAAGAGTAAGCCCTTCTGTTACCACACTAAACAACCTCTCAAAATCAAAATGTTTTTTAACATCATCAAAGCAAAGTATTTGAGTGTCGGCTGAAACTAATTGATAAGCAAAAGATCTTTCAAAGTTAAATGATTTTCCATCTATTACTACTAACTTTTTCATGTGTCCCAGTCCGGTCATAAACAACCCTTTTCCAGTACCCCCTTCAGGGTTGTCAGAAATTAATTCATCATTAAGTATAGTGGCAGGACAATAAGATAGGTTCTTCCATCCGTGTAATAAAAATCCAATTGTAGACTCCATTGAACTCATTCTTTTATCGGTACCTCCTGCAATATTCCCCACAAAAGTTTTATAATCACAATCAGTAATTTCACATATATCAAAAACTCTATCAATAACATGGTCTTTCCATACATACCCTCCTAAATCTAAATAATCAATTGGAGTTATATCGTCTTTTGTAACTTTAACCGCACAATTATTATAATACAAGTAGGCAGTGTCTTTATTATCCGCAATAAAATAAACATTAATAGAGGACAATAAAGTCAAAAATTCTTCTCTAAAATATTTAACTTTTTCTGCAAAGTAATTATATACACTTATATCTTCAACATCTAATAAATAATTTAAGACAAAATCTTTTATCTCTTTTTCTGATGTATGATCTATTAAATTATTAGTAACCTTTACAAAGACATAATTTTTACTCCCCTCTGGGTTAAATTTATAAAACCCATTCTCCTCTAAAAATTTCTTAAAAGATATATGAACTATACTAATAACTCCTTTATCTGATTTACTCCAAAATTTTTGTTGAGATTGTTCCTCCTCTAACCTTTCTACTACAGCGTTTACAACCGAATCATCCACATCTGTTTCATCTTCTAATTCTTGTTTTATTTTGGTCTTTGTTACACCTCTTCTTAACTGTTGTTTTACCCTGTTTACTTTATCCTCATCCTCATAATATTTTGTTCCAAAGTTTTGAGTTTGAGCGTAAGCAGAGTTTATTGTTCTTTTAACCTCAGACATTGGAAACCCTTGATGAGCAAAGTCGTTCATAATGTACTCTGCTAATGTTTTGGTTACTCCAAAATCATTAAAGGCTGAAGCCAGTATAAAAACATTATTATTTCTTTCTCCACTTTTTAATCCGTACTTTCTTTCCCACCACTTCATTAGGATTTCTACAATTTTATTTTCATCCGTAATAGGAATAGTTTGAACCCCTTTGTGTTTTATAACTTCTTGATACTCTTGTTCTGTTATTTGATTAAATACACTTGATTGCTCGTTAGTATATATTAATGGATCATAAGATTCATAACAAACCCTTGAAACATTTTTACAAGTCTTATCAAAATAAGGAGAGTCATAATGTTTTTCCAATGAGTTAAAAAAGTTTTTATGATTCTCAACTTCATTAGGTATTTTTACTAAAACTTTTAATCCCAGTCCGCTTGGAGAAATAAATACCGCGTAAGTATATCTATCTTTTGTTATTCTTTCTTTTTCTTCCAAAAGAAGTTTATCCGACTCATACCCATCAAAATCTAAACAGATCAAACCACTGTGCTCTATCAAAGACGCATCGTTTCTTTTTGTAAATTTACCACTAAAACATATCGCTGGTAATGTCTGCTTTAATTGATTTCTTTTTTCTTTATCTTTTTCTAATCGTATTGCTCGTACTATCTCTTGTGACGCTCCCTCTCGTATTCTTTCTACTATTATACCTACATCTCTATAAAAAGGTTGAGAAGTATCTTTAATATCCTTAAAAATTGTTATTTCCATTTGTTATGTTGATTTTATGTCGATTTTATGTCGACTTATTTTTATTTAACTTATTCATTTACAGTTATTTATATTTTTTTATGTTGATATGTCAATAATAAATAAAAAATAAATAAAAAATATAATTATAAATAAATAAAAAATATAATTAGTAGTTATTTTTCTATTAAAATCGACATATCGACATAGTTGAGACAAAAGAATAGGGGGATACCTGCTCTTACTAATGGTCAGTCTAAAACCCCCTATCTTTGTGGAGGGGAGATGTAATCGCACACAAAGTATAACCGCAAAGTTATTAAATAAATTACTAACCCCTCCTTTTTTTAGAATGGTAAATCCTCCTCAACTGGAGCGTTTTCCTTTTTAGCCTCAGGCTTAAAAGTATCAATCGCTACATAATGAGTTTTACCATAATCATCAGCTCCATCTTTTTTAGCTGATACATTTACTTTAATGTATTTTTTACCATTATACTCGAACATGTGTTCTTGAGGTAAGTCTGATAAACAAATACTACAGGAAATCATATTCCCGTCAAACTTGGAAGTACCACTTCCGACATAGATTTTTTCTTCTGCCATAATTAATTAGATTTATAAATGATTTGCTCCAACTTATTCATTGTAGCCTCCATGACTTGATCACGTTCGGCTTGTGAAGTAAGGTTGGTTGGAACTTTCAACCACACTTCATTATTATTTTTATTATAAAGTCTCTTTAATAATATATGTTTCAATATCTTCTGTAGATTCATCACTAAAAAATTTATTATACACTTCTATTGCTTTTTCTACTTTCTCCTTACCATAACTTAAAAAAGTTTCAGAAGGATGATAGATTCCTAATTCAAAAGTCAACTTGTCTACCACATAAAATACCAGTGGTTTATTAAAAAATTGCTGGTATAAATATGCTTGACTATCATAATTATATTTTCTGGCACTATACTTAAAGTCTTTAATATTAGATGTAGTTTTAAGATCTATAAGCATATCTTTACCCACTATATCTGCTTTTCCCTTCCATTTTTTTCCCAACACTTCGTGTATAGCAGGAACCTCAAATTCATTATCATCATCATAAATAGACTCGTAAAATTCTAAGTTATTTTTCATTGTAGATATCGCCTTGTCAATTTCCTCTTTTTCTTTAGTCAACATCATTAACGGTCTTTTGTAATGCAATAATTCTTCCTTATATTTTTTAGTGTTTCTACTGGAAGCGTCTATTGTCCAGTATTCTACACTATCTATTTTTTCAGGTTCTAACATAGCGGTATGAAAATACCTTCCTATTAACATAGCTTTTGTCATAGGTTTTTCTTTACCGAAATTTTTAGGATCATTTAATAAAGTTATTATATCCGAGTTAGATAAGAATTGTTTACCAAATTTTCCGTAATAATGCTGATCCTCCCTAAGTAGTTGTAAGTCTTTGTCCATGTTATAAGTTGTCGAATTTTATTTTACCCTCCTCTTCAGCTTTCTTTTCCTCCTCTTTAATTTTCTCTTGAATTTCCTTACCTAACTCCATATACCAAACCCCAAAATATTCCATTGTATCTTTGTCAGTAGTTGCAGTAGTAAAAATAGGTTGTTCCTTGTATTTAACATTTATAAGTAGTTGATTTTTATCTTTATTTTCTCCTATATTTTCAATATAATCTACCCATAAAGTAAATCCTTCTTTAGAAGAAATAGAGTTTCCACTCCACTCCTCCCAAGTAAGTTTTTCTAATTTATTATCTATTAGTTCTGATATGCTTTTTATTTCCATACTATTTTATTTGTTTAGATAATTCTTTTTTTACCACCGACTTAATATTGTATTTAGTCTCTAAATTTTTAACTATTTTAGGTAATCCTAATTCTTTATTAGAAGCGATATACTTTAATACCTTACTCCAGTTTTCATCTCCTATATCTAAAGTTATTTTAGTATTAGTTTTTGGTGTAGGAGTTTTACTAACTGCTTGTGAAACTGGTTTAGTCGATACGATAGTGTCTTCTCCTATCCATAAACTTAAACCTAATCCGTGCATTGCAATAGCTTTAGCGGTAGATCTTTGTATGGCTGTATTTACATCCATTGAAGTAATTTTTTCCATAGTTATAGAGTTGTTTCTATAATCCATAACGGGCAGATAATCAATATGCTCCATTCCATTAATTGTTATACCTACTTTTACATAAGCAGTTTTACCATCAGTAAAAAAATTAAGTCCAGTCTCTTGACATTCATAAACTTTTCTTTGAGCATCTGGGTATTGTGTTTTAATCATACTCCATGCAGTTGCCCATGATAAGTAATCAAACTTACCTTTCTTATCAGTTTTACCCTTTATAGATATGGATGATAAATCCTTAAAGATGTTTTTCTTTTTTTCCATTTGTTATTCTATTTAATTGTTTAATTCTATTTGAGTATTTAACCAACAAAGACTCTCTCCTTGTTTTTAATTTTTTTATATGTTTATCGTTTTTTCTTGTGTTTACTTCATCTCTTATTTTATTTTCTATTAAGTTTAGTTTTCTTTTGTAGTTCATCATAGATAACCTAACACCACCTTCAACCCATCCATATTTATAAAATAAATCGTACTCCTCTGTATTACACTCTTGAAAAAAATCCCCACTTCTACTGCAATTTAATATTTCAATTTTAGAGGGGAACTTTTGTATTTTTACCCCATTGTTTATTGCGCTATTTATTGTGGGTTTTAATGAATGTATATCTTCTCTTGATTGAATAAAAATATCATCCAAATTATACATTTTGAATTTGTTTTACCACTTGTTCAAAATCTTGATCGTTATCAATAAGTTCTTTAGCTTTTTTATATCCATGAATAATAGTGGAGTGAGCAACCTCATGTCCATTTTCTTTCATAAATCTTTGTATGTAAGATATACGGATAGGGCGCTCCATACACAAGTAGTATAACATTTGTCGGGCATCTACTATCTCTCTCTTTTTTGTTTTAGAAAACATTTGATCTAAAGTCAAATGAAATCTTTTAGCTATACTGGTAGCATAGTCATCAAAAATATGTTTTTTCATATTATATTTAATTTAATTCAATTAGCCGGCTAAGATAATTCTTTTTCAATACTTAACCAAATTTTGTTTAACTTTTTTTTATTTCTTTTCTTTTTTACATTGTACTCTATACAATATAAGGTATCCAATTAAGTCCAGTAAAGTATCTTCTGTTTTATCATTTATACCAACTTGTTTAATCCTACTTAATTTATCATCTATTCTTGCCAGTATTCCTTCTTTAGCTGATAATTTAGAAAATATTTTTGGAGGATCGTTTGCGGTATCTCCGTACGCTTTATTTTTTTCTAACAACAGATACACCACTTCTCTACCTACTTCTTTAATGAGTTCGGATGTGTCTTTATTTACTGGACTTTTCGAATTTTTTGTTAAATCTTTCATGTTTTGCTCTTTTAGTGTTATTATATAATTCTGTTAGTTTTTTATCAAAAACTTTTTTCATTTCTTCTTCATCTAAAATGATATACCCGTTTTCATCTTCAAAATAATAAACGGGTATTGACAATGTGTGTTTATTTAATTTTTCCATAATTTTTATCTTTTTGATTTGATTTGTGTCTGTGTTTAATCCACCTTATACTCATGTGATCTCTCATTTTATCTACCATAGGATTTTTTCTTACCCACTTTTCATACTCTTTATATGTTCCTTCTTTTGTTATCTCAACCTTGCCACTATATTTGAAATAGTCATCAAACTCTATTGTGTTTTGTTTATACAAATCTCGTAAAAAATTTCTTTGTTTAACTTCGGCTATAAAATTTTTAACTAAATCTTTATCGGTTAATTGTTGTAAAAAACGAATGTAATCCCTATCTCTGTCTTTAGTAGGTTTTAATTTTTCTTTTAGTATTTCTTTATTTATTTCTTTCATATATATTTTTTTGGTTATTAAAAAAATAAGGTAAAAGGTGGGTATCGCAAATGATTTCTCTCTTATTAAGTGTATAGTAGGTAATTACTCTACAACCCTTACACGCCTTATATATTACTCATCTCTCATATCTTCTAAATAGTTCTCTCTTTGTATAGCTTCATATTCGTAGTCCTCTATCTCCTCACAATACTCATTACATTCACTACATAATAATTTATCCTCATCAAACATTTCACTATATATTTCCTCATATTCTGCCCCACAACAACTACTTACCATACCACATCCCCCATCATCAATGGGATTACTTAATTTCCAGTTATCATAATTCATATCAGTTCTATATTTTGAGGATCTATATATTCAGGGTGTTCATTCTCATCCTCTACATCAAAATACCATATAGGTATATCTCCAGTGTTGTCTAACATTCCTTGTAGAGTAATAATTACTTTCCCCTCTTGTATTTCTTCAGCTATATATTTTCCCCAGTAAAGATAATCATCTTTATCTTGGAACATATAATCTATAAATTTACCTCTCTCTAATTTGTATTTCATTTTATTTAATTTTCAGTTTTATCAATATATTCTTTAGCTTCCTCTAATGTTTTTCCACAATACTCTTGTCCCCACTCTAAATAATATCCAACCCCACTCTCATAATTTGGATGATCATCCAGTAATTTTACTAAATTATAATCTTTATAATCTATCGGTTCTTCCCAGTTAGGATAATCATAATTAAAACAATGTATGTTTTCTCCATCTTCAAAATCGTATTCTCCTCCCCACTCTTGTTCCTCTTGAAAACGATATTGTATATTAGGAAAATCTTTTAATAACATATCTAAAACATTTTCTCCAATAGGGCTCCACGCACTTTCAAACTTCAACTCTCCATATTCCTCCCTTTTTCTGTGTGGATGTTGTGTTATTTCTATTTCTAAATCACAATCTCCCCACTTTGTCCCCCAGTTATTATTACTCCAATCATACCAATTATTTGTTCCATACTTTGTAATTAGATTATCGTTTATCTCTTGTGTAATTGAACGATCTAAAAAGTGTTCTCCTTTTAATTCTTTCTCTTTATTTTTAATTTGTATCTCATCATATTCTTTTTGAGAAACAATACTTACTGGACTTCTTGTCTCGGTAATTTCTTGTGGTCGTGGTATGTAATAATTACATATTGAACCTACTTTTTCTATCTTTTTTAATATCTCTTTCTGTTTTTTTGTAAGTGGAGTAGATATTGTTATCCCACTATAAACCCAGTTCGGCATTTTTATTTAATTTTAATTGGTTAATAATTATATTACTGGTATTGTTTGTAGTTCTGAAATTGTAGTTTGTATTGAACCCCCATCATTCCCCTCATCATCCATCATAGGTATTAACCAATGTCTATTGTCTAAACAAATTGCTATCGGTTTTTTATACCACATGTTCTCTTCCATTTCATCATCTCCAATATATTCTACTTTTGTTATTGTTTTACCGACTAAATGTTTTGATATTAAGTCAGTCCAGTATTTTTCTACTTCTTGTTTACTATAATTTTTCATTTTATTTAATTTTAGTTATATATATTGTCTTATTAGTTTAATTTTTTCTGTATCTGTCAATTCTTCATTATCCAATATATTTATTAGATAACATTCAAATTCTTCTGTATTCATATCTATATTTAATTTTAATTGTTTTTATATAATTCATAAGTATCGTTTAACACATCCATCATATCTGTTTTATGTTTACTTTCTATCAATGTTTTAATTAACCACTCTAATTCTCCGTAAGGATCACAACAATCTTCTCTAAACCATTTTACATAATTATCTATTTTATCATCAATGTCTATTTCTTTAATTTCTTTTTTCATATCTATTTAATTTTAGTTATTATACTACTTAAAGTTTCTTTGTGTAGTTCACTAATACATTCATCATTGTCTTCTAAATCTTCTGTTAATATATCTACAAGAAAATCCTTTTCATAATTAGTGAGTTCTTTATTTTGATTGTCTCTATATTTAATTTTTTCTATTTGTATTGTCCCACTATTTATCATTTCCCAAACTTCTTCCCAGTTCCCCTCATCCATCTCCCACTCAATATCATCCCTTTTGTATTTTGTCCCAAAATTACTAAATGATTGAGGATGGGTAGATATTTTATAATCTCCATCAATTTTTTTTACACTCCATCTGTATTTGTTATCACACATTACAGACACTACATCAATTTTTATTTCTCTTGGGTTTCCCTCTACTTTTAATACTGGAGGATCTAACCTTAATTTATGATATAAACTCATTTTATTTTATTTTTAGTTAATTTATTTATTGTCTTATGGATATATTTCATCCATTCTGTATAACTCTTATTGGTATTGGTACCAACTTTTTTTACTCTCATAGGTTTTAATTTTTTATTCATCACAAAACTTTTTGAACTCCTCAACATTTCCGTTAAATACTTCTTTGTTGTTAAAGTTATATACTTTTACTTTTATTCCATGACTACTACTTCCCTCTATAATATATTCAAAGTCCTCCCATTCTCTTTTTGTGTTTGGGTTTTGAACATATATATTACCTATTCCATCCTTAAATTCTGAAATAAGTTCAGCTCCTAAACAACCCATTCCGTTATTTACTTTTTCTTTCATATCATCTATTCTAAATCCGTTTGTAATTCTTCTGTTTTCTAAAAAGTCGGATAGTTCTTTTCCGTGTCCACTTGGATAACCATCATATTGTCTGTACATACAAACAATGTTTTCTTTTTTAATTCTGTTGTCTTCTCCTTTGTAGGTTTCTATAACCTTTGTTAATGATCTTGTTCCCATTTTATTTGATTTTAATTGATTACTATTTTAACTATATAATACTTCATGTCCCTCTCCATCTTCACAACCCAGTAATATGTATATATATTCTGTGTCTAAAAATTCTTGTATTGTCGGTTCATACCCCCAGTCGTTTTGAATATCAAACTTATATCTTTCATATAGTTCTGTTACTTCATCCATATCGTTGAAATATACTTCTTGTGTATTTTCATCTTTGTTCAAATATCCAATACTTAACATAGGTTCTAAATATGTTCCGATCGGTTTTGTAAATTCGTTTAATTTAATTTCTGTTTTCATTTTATTATTTTTTTTGTGTTATCTATTCCATTAAAATTGTTTACTACTATTTTACATACATTAGTAATTATTTCTTGTTCTTTATTACCTACTTCTTCATCTATACCATCAAGGTAAGTAAGTAAATCTTGTTGTATCTGTTCTTTAAGTTCGTTTAATTCTTTTGTGTTCATTTTATTTAATTTTAATTTTTTACAAATGTATAATAAAATTTTAATACAAGTCAAGTTTTTGTTTAATTATTTTTTATATTGTGTATATTACTTCAAGTAATTTGTAAAGAATATATCCAAAAATTAGTAAAAATACACTCATTCCTACTCCAAAAATTACACACTCTTGTATAAATTTTGGTAAATTTTTCTTAAACATTTCCCAGTCCTTTTGATCTTTTTTAGTCCAATCTAATTCATTTACAATTTTATCTGACTTTTCTTTGTCTGACAATTTATTCCATTTATTTAATTTATCTACTCGTGTCATTTTATTTAATTTTAATTGTATAATGTTCTCCCATTGGGCTGTCGTGGTGGGAAATTTTTACTTTATATTCTTTTTCTTTTACTTTTTCTATTTTGTAAGTCAAATCACAATTAGGAATAATCTTGTAAAATATATCCTCTCCTCTTTCAAGTGTAAATTCTTTATATCCAGTTCGGTTTCTCCATCCCATATTTCTTCCCTCAACATGAACCTCACAATCTACATAATCCATAAACTCCTCATTCAAATCGTATAAAAATTGTTCTGAATGTGTTTCGTACAAATACTCATCATTCATAAAATGATCCTCGATTTCTTCATCAGTTATACTCTCTACTTCTCTATCTTCATCCCATAATATACTCACAAGAAATTCTTGTTTGTTTTCTTTGAAAAAGTCAATTTCACTCTGTAAAAATTCACTTTCATCATATTGTGTTTTCCAGTTTTCCATAATTTTATTTATTTAAGTTAGTCAATTTATATTCTTTTGTCTCAATCTTTTTTTCGGTTTCTTGTTTACTTTCTCCTAAAAATATATTTCTATATTTTCCCGTAGTTGTTGAATAGTCCCAGTAATACTCATCTAAATACATTTTTCCGTTTTTATTCATACATATTATACTATCATAACTTTGAAATATGATTACTCCTTTTGTTTCAATGATAAACTGGTTTTTAACCTCTTTACCACTATGTCCGATTATGTTTCTTACTTTTGGTATTTTCATTTTATTTAATTTTTAATTGTTAATATAATCTTCTAATTCTTCAACCTCATATCCTATTAAATATGTTCTTTTATCCTCTACTAAGTCGTGTATCATTTCTTTTCTTCCTACATTTTCTAATTCTTCTATCTTATAATCTAAACAAAACCACCCTATATAATCGGTTTGTAAATCTTTATTGTTTAGATTGTTTAGTTCTTTTTCGTATTTTTCAAGACATGTTTCTCTTAAAATTTTATGATAATCTTCATTATCTAAATAATACTTTATTCGTTCTAATTTTATATACATAATTTATTTATTTTTTTGATTTATAATTCTTTGTCTTTCGATATATAAACTATCTAATTGATAGTTGTGTTCGTTCCATAAATCATCAACCTTTTTATCTATTTTTATTAGTTGTGTTTGTTGTTGTGTTGTTAGGTTTCCAACCCCACAGGATGTAAGGAATATACTCCCCACGATCAAAAATTTTATTTTTTTCATTTTATTAGTTTTTTAAGTAGTTTAATAATTCAGTTAAGTTCAAATAATAAGTAGTCCATCCATCTACAAAACAATTTACTTCCCATTCGTTTGTATTTAATCTTATTATTTCTTTTGTTGAAAGTCCTCTTTTGATTTCGAGGTGTTCTCCCATATTCATTGATAAAAGTTTTTGTCTCATTTTAGAAAGGTTTTATTTCGTTATAGAATTCTTTTATTTGTTCCTTACTCATTTCAATATCATAACTATCTGTTAATTCTCTGTTCCATACTGATAACCAAATTGTGTTGGTCTGTTCGTTTACCCATGTGTCCAAGTTGTATTGTTCGTTAATATAGTCGGATGTTCGTTCTAATTGTGTAGGGTTTAACTCTTTGTTTTCTTTTTCCAGTATTTTCAGAACCTCGATACAGTGTTCGATTTTCTCCTCATCATCCCACAACATTAAAGATTTTTGATACTGGATGTTTGATAGTGTTGTTTCCAGTCGTTGTCTAACTGATTTGATATCACAATCAATCAATAAATTTTCTTTTTCCATAATTTTATTTATTTAAGTTTTGGTATAAAAATTTTATATAGTTTTTTTCAAATGTCTCTAAATTTTGGTATTGTTCCTTAAAGTACATGTGTTTGATATTTACTGGTATTTGGTTTTTATTTAACCATATTAACCAATCTTCAAAATGATAAATTTTTGTTTCCATAAATTTTTTAATTTATATTAGTATTTGTTATTGACTGGGGGAAGTTTACCTGTGTACCTCTTTCGTGTACCTTATTCGTTATCCCCCAGTTTCGGACAATATCAGTCCTCATCAGAATAACTATTTAATAACCTCGACAAACTCCATACTCTTAAACTCCTCTTTTAACTTTTCGTTTATCTCTTTTACTAACTCAATTTCACATCTTTCATAAAATTTGATTAGTCCCTTATTTTTAGGGTTGTTTTCCTGTCTCAATTCTTTTAGAATTTTTTTACATTGTAATAAAGTCATAACTTTTTAATTTTTATTAGTGTTTGTTATTGACTACAAAGAGAAGTATTGAGATGAAATGTTCTTAAGGGTATTATTGAGAACCTCTCTTTGTAGTTTCGGACATTTTTAGTCCTCATCAGAATAACTTTTATTCTCTATCAAATGGAATGTCTAACTCATTACATAGATCCAAACCGAACCAGTAGACAAGATGATTTACTAATTTTTCGTTATCTTCAAAAGTCGTTTGTATTTCTCCAAACTCTTTATATTCTCTTATATTACAAATCATAACTCCCTCTCTTTCTCCTATGTTGTGAAGTTTTAACCACTGGGTGGCGTTGTGGTAACCGATTATATAATAATCTTCATTGAACATTGTAAAATGATTTTGGTCATCTGTATTAAAATTGTTGATGTGTTCGAGTAGTTCTTTTCTAACTGATTTTTTCATAACTTTTTAATTTTAGTATTATTATTCGTTTTATCTGTTCTCGTATTCTTCAAAATCTAATCCGATACACTCACAAAGAAACTCCTCTTCGAACCAAAATAAATCGTTTATTTCTGTTTCTGTTGGTGTTCTGTCGTGGTATAAATCCTCTAAATGAAACTCAATCTCTTTTAATTCGTTGTAGGTGAATTCGTGTTGTTTTCCTCCACTCCAAAAATTGAAGTTTGTCAAATCTAAATTTTTTGTGTAGTTCATAACTTTTTAATTTTAGTATTATTATTCGTTTAATTATTGTACAAATATAGTATAAAACTATTTAATAAAACAAACTTTTTTTAACTTTTTTTTGTCCCAGTATGAAAATAATTTTTAAGTTATTGATTTACAACAACTTACAGAGAAAAAAAAATTGTGTTTTTTTGGTGTTTTGTTTGTGTTTTGGGGGTTTCGTTGGGGTGTTATCCTCTTTCTTTCTTTGTCTAAATACTTTTATTTAGTCAATAATTGGAACGAGGGAAGGACAAACAGAGGACAAAAGGAACGGACAGAGGACAGAACAAGGACACAAGGACAGACAGACAGAGAGACAAACAACCAACCAACCAGACAACCAGAACCCCCACCAAAAAACCCAAAAAAATCGGACTGGAAATTTTGAAAACAACACCCCACCCCCCAAAAAACAAAACGATTTCCGAACACGACATGTCGGTGTATGACTATATATAACCCTTAACCCCTAAACATCTAAAAAAATTTTATATCTTTGTAAAAAAATAAAAACATGAATTGTGGTTGCGGAAATAATCCTTGTAAAACCTACGGATCAAAAAAAACAAACGATATGAAATTTAAAATGAACAACCCTTTTGGGAAAGACGATTATGTTGACGGGTTATATGTTGACGGTGGTAGATTAGTAAATGATAGAAGAGACGGAGAGACGGGTATAGCAAGAATGTCTCGTATAAAAAGAGCAATTAAAAACGATAGAAAGATAAATAGAATAGCTGAGGGTATTCAATTAGCTGAAGATAAAAAGAACTGGAACGAACTTATGTTCTAAAGACTTCCCATTTGTTCTGTTGTGAAAAGGAGGTAAGACATTCTGTCTGCCTCTTTTTTTTATATATATGTTTAATACCGACACAAGATTCCACTTTGTAAAAAAAAACGACACAAGCTAACTTATTGATTTTCAATATTATATTTTTATTTATGTCGATATGTCGATTTCAAGTCTAAAATATATAAAAATATATATACACTAAAAAGAGATAATATATATATATAATTACAAAAAATTTTTTCGACATACCGTCACAATTGTATTTATTATTTTTTATATCTTTGCTTCAAATTAATTTTAATTAAATCACAACATAATGAAAGAACAAGGATACATTCCAAAAGACCTCTCTTTTGATAATGAGGCAAGAGAAAAATTAATATCGGGAATCTCTAAAATATCTAACGCAGTTAAATCAACTCTCGGCCCTCAAGGGCAAACTGTATTGATAGAATCAACAGAACACACTCAAGGATTAACTGTAACTAAAGACGGAGTAACTGTAGCTAAATCAATATTCCTTATTGACCCAATAGAGAACCTTGCGGTTAGGATGATGAAACAAGCTTCAGAGAAAACAGCTAACACAGCTGGAGACGGTACAACTACTGCGATTGTTTTAACTGAGGCTTTGGTTAAGGCTGGGGAGAAATATATAGAGGCAGGGATGAGTACTATTAATGTAGTTAGGAAAATAAGGGAGATTGGTGAGGAGATAATTAAGAAAATAAAAAAAGAATCTATAGAGGTTACCGAGCAAATGCTTGCGGACATAGCAACCATATCTGCTAACAACGATAAGGAGATTGGTGATATTATAGCAAAGTCTTATAAAGAAGTAGGTCGTGATGGTATAGTAACGGTTGAGAGATCTCAAACTGACGAAACTTATGCGGAGGTTACTAATGGTATAAAGGTGGATAGAGGATGGACATCTCCACTTTTTATTAATGATCAAAGAAAAGATGAGTGTATATATGATAATGTAAAGATTCTTATATGTGATGCTGAGATTAATAATATATTACAAATTGAGAATGTTCTTAAACCAATTATTAATGCAGGAGAGAAGTTATTAATTATTGGAGACTGTTCTCAAAATGTTATTAATACTATGGCTGCCAATGTTCAGCGTAACGGATTAAAGTTTTGTAATATAAAACCACCTTCATTTGGATACAAGACTCATGAGTTGATGCAGGATATTGCATTTGCTGTAGGAGCTAAATACTTTTCAGAAAAGACTGGAGATGATTTATCTCTAATTAGACCAGAAGATTTAGGTCATGCAGATAAAATAATAGCAGGTAAAGATTCAACTATTATTATTAAGGACGGTGATATTGGTGAAGAGACTATAAAAAGAGTAGAAGAACTTAGAGAACAACAACAAAGATTAACAGCTAAACATGAGAAAGACTTTATTAATGAAAGAATAGCAAGTTTAGTTGGAGGGATAGGATGTATATATGTAGGGGCCACTTCTGATATAGAGCAAAAAGAAAAATTTGACCGAGTCGATGACTCGGTATGCGCGGTGCGCAGTGCCTTACAAGAAGGCATTGTTCCTGGGGGAGGATTACTTCTACATACTATAGCTCAAAAATATAAAGGTGATGATATAGCTAATAAAATAATGAAAGAAACTTTAGAAGCTCCATTAACTCAAATATTAAAAAACGCTGGATTATGTAAAGATGACATATATCATAAGGCTGATAATTTACAAAAGAATGTAGGGTATAATGTTGTTACCAGAGAGTACGGAAATATGTTTGACATGGGGGTAGTTGATCCGGCCAGAGTTACTATACAAGCATTAAGTAATGCTATTAGTGTAGCTACAACTATACTTACTACTAACGCTATAGTTACTCACGCAAGAATACATACTGATTCGTGACAAAAAAATATTATAAAAAGCAGTGGGTTATTGTTTATCTTAATATTAATGATGTAAAAGGGGATTACGATGACTTTTCTTTTTCAGATTTAATAAAAAAAGATAGATCATACGACTGGACGAGACTACTGTATGATATAGATAAAGAAGGATTAAAAGAGTTAATTGAGGTGGAGAAAAAAGATTCACATTATAGAGTAACACAAGGAAACCATAGGTTAAAGGTTTTACAATATTTATATCCACCTAATAATACATTAAGATTTAAATTAAAAAGACATGAGACCAATTGGCAAGTACATTGTAATTAAAACAATTAAAGAAGAATTAAAAACAGAATCAGGATTATTACTATCTAATGAAGATGCAAGCAGCTTTAGATATAAAAAAGGAAAGGTAGTAAAGCCAGGAACCGATGTTTCAGTAATCAATACAGACGATGTTATATATTATGATGGAGCGTCAGGTCACCAGATGTTAATAGAAGACAACCCTTACACGATTATCACTGAGCGCGATGTCGTTGTTGTCTTATAAACTTATTCATCTCTATAATCATATTACGATAAACTTTATCCATATAAGAAGCATCGTGTCTAAATAAAGGATTATATTCCGGACTTTCTCCTATTTCTTCTCCATTTAACTTCTTATATATAGTGTTAACCATACGTTTACCTTTGTAAGATAACTCATAAAGAGTTGTTTCTTTACCCTTTCTTTTTCTCCATACATGTATATATCCTTGATTTAGAAGTTTATAGAACCGAGGCTCGTCCCAAGACATACACTGTTCAAACTCTTTAAATTTAGTTTTGTTAAAGATATGTTCGCTATAAAGGAAAAATAGCATATCTATATCTGGAGTTCCGACTTTGTATTTGGCTTTAGCCCAATACCTTATCACCCTCCAATATTTCATATAGTCGTGCGAGGGCTGAACTCTATCGTAGTTTTTTCTTACTGTATTTGACATTAAATTAAATTTGTATCTTTGCGGTTACAAAGTTATTAAAAATATAAAACTATAAAACTATAAAACTATGGCGAATCCATTTAAAAAGAAAGAAAAGACAAAAAATTACAAAAAGAAGCTCGCAACAATAAAGAAAAAGAAAGCAATAAAAAAAACTAAAACAGCGGCTACAAATCTTGGTAAACATATACATAACAATCTTGCGCAAAGAGATTTAACAAAACCTTTAAGCGAAACTCCACCTTTATATATGGGTAGACCATCTTATTCTTCTTAATTATGCCAACAGTTACAGTAAACGGAAAGAAAAAAACATTCCCCTATAATGCAGTAGGTAAAGCTCAGGCGGATGCTTACGCAAGATTACATGGGGGTAAAAAGAAAAACAATCCCGGACCTAAAAGCGAGGTAAAGTCTTCTAAAAATAAAAGTAAATTAGATAAAGACATAGAAGAAAACAAGAACAAGAAAAAAGACACAAAGTTTGCTGATCAAATATATAGAAAATCAAAAGTAGACAAGAGTCTTGAAAAAGAAGGGTACCATACAGCTAAAGGTATTAGGGGAACAAAAAAATCAAAGTATCATGAAACAGGCATGGGTAATATGTCTGGAACATCAATGTTTAGTTAAAAATATAAAACTATGCCAGATCCTAAAAAGAAATATAGAAAACCATTTGGTGGGCCTACAGTAAAAAAGAAAACCACTATTAAGTCTCCAGCTACTCTTAAAAAAGAAAAAAAGGAAAGAGAGAAAAAAGCTATTGACGCTAAAAGAGCAGCGCAAGAGAAAAAAGCTGAAACAAAAAATAAAGAAAGATTAGAGAAAATAGAAAAGAAAAGGTTGTTGAAGAAGTATGATATAGAGGGGAAGACGGCAAAGAAAAATAAAAAAGCTAAAGAAAAAGAAAAGAAAAGAACAGAAAACAAGCAAGCGAAGTTTGATAAGATAAACGCGAAGATTACTGCCTTACAAGAAAATAAAGAGCTAACTAAAGAAGTTAGGGATAAAAAAATAAAATCTTTAAAAGACAGAAAAGATAAGATTCGTAAAAAAGCATTAGACCGAAACATTAAGGCTGATAAAAAGCTTATTAAGAGAGAGGGAGACGCGGTAACTAAAAAAACAAAAAATGAAGAGAGGTCTCGAAAAAGAGTAAAAAGGTCTAAAACTAAAATGGACCGACAAAAAAGAAGAGCTCTTAAGAGGTCCAATCGTAAAAAAAGAATGCAAGCGGTAACGGGTATTAAGCGTTGGGACAAAACTTGGAACTAAATAAAAAAAATAACTATCTTTGTAAAATATTAAAAAATAAAAATTATGAAACATCAAGGTTACAATTCAAGATTAGATGAGTCTTTAGGAAACAAGCATAAAGGCAAGCACAAACAATCAATGAAAGACAGAAGAGATGAGTCTAAAGCAATGTCTAAAAAAATATATGGACACGCTTACGGAGGAGATCACAACATGTCTTATGAGTGCATCAACAATGTGAAGAAAAAAATTGGAGCTGCAATTAGAAAATAATTATGGCAAAAAAAGGAAGAACTAAAAAGGGTGCTTTCCCTGAAATTAAAAAATCTAACGAGGGCAAATTTACTAAATGGGCCAAGAGTAATGGATTTAAAGATGCGTGTAGCGCGGCTAATGCTGTTATGAAGAAGACTGATAAGTATTCTGAAAGTGTAGTCAAAATGGCTAACTACGCAAAAAATTTCGGGTGTAGTACAAAAAAATAAAAAATTATGGGCAAATTATTAATTTGGTTAGGAGAGTCAATCTCTAACTTATGGTGTAAATTTCAATGCAATTGGAACTGGATGATTTCTAAAATAACGTTTAGCGTAGAAACTTGTCCTAACAAACTGTGTACTTGTAAAAAATAAATTATGCGTAGAACTAAAACAAAGGATTTACCGAATATTCAAAGGTCGCGAGGGTTTGGGGATACGGTTGAAAAATTTACTAAAATGACTGGAATCAAAAAAGTTGTAGATACAGTGGCTAAAAAAACAGGTAAAGACTGCGGTTGCGGAAAAAGAAAAGACGCTTTAAATAGAATGTTTCCTTACGATAAATAAAAATAAAAAGAAATGGCATATCAAAAATTACAAGCAAGAGAAGCGTTAGCGGTTATTCCTGATGCAAACGTACCAATTCCAGATCCAAACACAGCTATTAACTTAATTGATGCTGGGACAACAGCAACAGATGGAGTAACAGCTTTTGAGGTGGTCGCAAATGCGGGTTCTGTTTTAACAGGAGCTGGAACTAAGTTTACCGAAATGAATATTCCTATAGGAGCTATAGTGTACAACTCTACATCATCCGAAGCTTACTTTGTAGTAAGTGTTGATTCTGATACGCAAATTACGGTAAATAAAGCGGTAACAGGAACAGCTACTGACACCATAACAATCTATACTAAAGCGACTGTCGGCTGTACTTTATATATAGGAACAGCAGGAGATGTAACAGTTCAGATGGCAGAAATTAATGGAAATACTGTTGCGGCAGCTGCACCAGCTAATGCAGAAGTTACTTATAAAAATGTTGGAAACGCAGGCTTATTACCGATTCAAGTAAGAAGAGTGGATGACACTACTACTGCTTCTGATATTGTAGCAATGTGGTAATATGGGACTTGGTTTAGGAAACGCTAATGCTAACAACTTTGTTAAGATTCCTCCAGGGTCAGCACCACCGCCTCCACCGTTCAGCAATCTTTATTCAGTACATTTTAACGGAGTAGATCAAAGTCTTCAAAACACAACTATAGCCCCTCTTTTAGGAACGGGCGGTACGGGAGATTGGAGCGTTTCATTTTGGGTAAAAGCAGACACTATGAGCGGAATAGGCAATCAAAGGTTATGGTCGTTTGGAGCAGGAGGAACACAGCAAACACAGTTGTACATAAATAATAGTGGAAACCTACAGTTTGCAGGACCTTGGTCGGACGGGTTTAGTTGGGGAATAGCGGCTGGAACTTGGGCTCATGTTGTATACAGGGTAAGTAGAGCTTCGGCAAGTTTAAATGTAGGGTATGTTTTAAATGGCAGTACATTTAACAATAAAAACCAAACCATAACACTAACGTTTGATACTACCGGAGCTACCTATGTAGGTAGAAACTCAGGGAGTTATGGATTTGAAGGAAATATAGATGAACTTGCAGTATGGAATAAATATTTGTCAAACGCTGATTGTTTGGAAATATACAACGGAGGAAGTGGAGTGGATTTAACCACCTTAACACCTGCGGCTAATTTACAGCACTGGTGGAGAATGGGAGACCCTACAGGAACAGCTTCTTACCCTACTATTACAGATGCCGCTGGGTCTATAAATTTAACAATGGACAATCAGGCAAGTTCTGATATTGAAACAGATGTTCCATAATGTTATTTTCCACATTAGACATATCACTTTTAAATGATGTAAACTATAATGAGGTTACAGAAGATTCAGCTTTAACAGTTAGAAAAAATAATAATCAAACACTTTTTATTATAGGATTTCCAGCAAATAAAATACCTTCAATAGCAGAAAAAGAAGATCATTACACTAATCAAGAGATGCTTGATATTATTGCTGACCCTGCAAACGGTTGGGTAGAAGAAGAATAAAATATTTATATTATCTTTGCATTTATGAATTGGTATCAAACAACAACATATACAGGTGAGGTAAAGTATGTACAGTCATCAACTTAACCTTTAAAAAATGAAAACTGAAATGAAAGACACAGTAGAAGTAGTGGCTGCCAATGGGGGAGCTTTAGGTTTAACATTAATGCAGGCTAACGAAATACTTCAATTTGTTTCTCTGTCGCTTGCTATCGCATTTACAATATATAAGTTTATAAAAAAAACAAAGTAGTCATGAAATATTTTACCTATAAAGAATTTGATTCGCCAGATGAGCCAGGTTCTGGTAAAAATATGAGGCATGATTTTTTAGAGCTTTTAGACTTTGCGAGAGAAGAATCGGGAACACCTTTTAAAATTACCTCTGGATTTCGTACAGAGGCCTACAATAAAGATTTATTAAAGAGAGGATATAAGGCTTCTAAAAATAGCTCACATCTAAAAGGGTGCGCTGCGGATATTGCCTGCACAAGTTCATCTAAAAGAAGTTTAATAGTTAGAGCTTTAATTAATGTCGGGTTTACAAGATTGGGGATTGCAAAATCCTTCATACATGTGGACAACGATTCGAGTAAGCCTGACGCAATATGGTTATATTGATATGGCAAAAAAAGGAAGGGTTAAGAGTAAGGGAAATAAAATTTGTAAAGCAGGTAAGGACTGGGCTATGAGAACTTATGGTAAATGGTCAGCTTATGCTGCGATGGGAGCTTCTAAATACTGTAAAGATCCTAATTACGCTAAAAACAAAAAGAAATGACTGAAATAAAAAAAATGAAAGAAGTTGTAAAGCAACTTAAAAACGCTTCAAAAATGCACGCACAACAAGCTGCTAAAATTGAAAAGATGATTAAATCAATGAAGCCTAAAACTAAAAAGAAAAAGTAATGGCTGGGGCTTTAAAAAAATGGAGAGATGAGAAATGGGTTCGTATAGGAACTGACGGATCTATATTGGGTGCTTGTGGAACAAGTAAGGCCAAAAAAAACCCAGCAAGATGTCTGCCATTATCTAAAGCTAAATCATTAAGTAAAGCGGAAAGAGCCGCGACAGCTAAAAAGAAAAAAAGATCAGGTGGTAGAAAACAATTTGTAATGAATACTAAAAAAGCAAAAGTAAAAACTTAAAACACATAATTATGCCAACTGTTAAAACAAAAGGAAAAAAGAGGGTGTTCCCTTACAACGCAGTAGGGAAGGCTCAAGCAGACTCTTATGCTAAAATGCACAAGGGTAAAAAGAAAAATAATCCAGGATATGGAATGGAAAGAAAAACTAAATCTTCAGGATACTAATGGCTGTCAGTAAAAAAAATATGAAATGCAATGTGGTTCGTCCAAGCACAAGACCTGGTAAGAAAAAAATGGTTAAAGCTTGTGAAGGGGGAAAAGAAAAGATTATTCACTTTGGAGCTAAAGGATATGGTCATAATTATTCTGCCGCTGCCAGAAAATCTTTTAAAGCAAGACATAAATGCGGTACAGCTAAATCAAAACTAACAGCGCGATACTGGTCGTGTAAAAAACTATGGGCAGGAAAAGGAGGTTCTACAAAGTCAAGCCCTAAAAATAGAAGAGGAAAATACTAATGGAAGATATTTTAAAGTTAATAGACGGATACGGTTTGCCATTAATATTATTATTAGGCGCTTTATATGCTTTATATAAATTTTTTGTTTTTAGTATATATGAAGTAAAAGGACAGTTTTCAAAATATCATGAAAAAAACGCAGCAGACATGGAGGAGGTTAAAAAGAAAATAGATATTATATTAGAATACATAAGAAAAAAATCATGAGTATATTAAATAAAATATTAGGAAAGGGCGCTTTAGATATTGCCGGAAAGGCTGCTGAAATTGCAGATAAATTTATTCAAACAAAAGAAGAAAAAGCTGCTTTCGAAATGGAAATGGAAAAAGTTGTAATTGAAGCCGAAGCTGAGATTCAAAAAAACGTAACAGAAAGATGGAAGCATGATATGACCAGTGATTCTTGGTTAAGTAAAAATGTTAGACCAATGGTATTGATATTTTTAGTAGTATGTACTGTGTTAATGATATTTATTGACGGAGGGTCTATTAATTTTGTAGTTGAAGAAAAGTGGACTTCTTTGTTGGAAATAGTTTTAATAACTGTGATTGGAGCTTACTTTGGAGGAAGGTCATTTGAAAAAATAAAAAAGTAATGGCTAAATCACCAGCATTTATATTTCGCGGAAATAAACAGAAAAAAAGACCAGGAGTTCACTCTAAATCAAAGAGTAGTAATTTAAAATCCAGCAAGAACTATCTTAAAAAATATAGAGGTCAAGGAAAATAAAATACATTCCATAACTTTTATTATCTTTGTAAAAAATTAATTATAATCTAAATTTATTAAAAATGAAAAAAATTGAAACAAAAGAACTGGAAGCTTTACAAAGCTTAAACGCAGAGTTTAACAAGCTTAAAATGCAATTAGGAGATTTAGCCTTACAAAAGCATGGAGCGTGTTTAAGAGTAGAAGAGTTAAAATCAGAGTTTGCTTTGTTAGAAAAAGACCTGATGACAAAATACGGTAAGGATGCGGTAATTAACCTGGAGACAGGAGAGATAAAAGAAAAAGAAAAAGAACAAGAAAAAAAGTAAATGGCAAAAATTGAGAATAAAGTCGCGTATCCTTCAGTTAAACCACAGTCTAACGACTATGTGGTTCTAACAGATGTTAGTGATAATAATGCAACTAAAACTTGTTTGGTTGGCGACTTATATTCTTTTTATGGATGGAGAACTTTCGATAGAACCTTAACCGCTGCCGAAGTTATATCAGCAGAAACACAACCTATTATTTTAATGGCTAATCAAGGGCCAGGCACAATGATTGTACCTGCTTTTATGGATGCAGTGTTTAGTGTAATCAGCAACTCTTCCGTTCCACCAGTAGCTTTTAATTGTACCGGAAATGGCAAGATAGCATCTGCAAATAATACTCCTACTCAAGTTATTTGTTATGGTCTGGACGAGCAGAATATAAATCAAACTGTATTTGGTACAGGTCAAAACAAGATTTTTGGTGGAAGCGATATACTCCCTTCAGGAGGTAACACTTACGGTGTCGACATGGGAGGGTTAATAAACAGTAGCCTTGTATTTACGTTTGCAGCCGGTGAAGGACCAACGCTTGGCAACGGATCGCTAAGAATTACTTTTAGATATAGAATATTAACAGGTTTTAATTTATAGACATGGCGAAAATTGAAAACACTCAAGCTTATCCTACGGTTGTCCCTGCAATGGACGACCTTTTAATTGCTACTGACGTTAGTAACAATAACGAAACTGTTACATTTTTAGTTAGTTCATTAATAGGGGGCGCGGGTGTTCTTCAGGGATTACAGTCTGTTTTAGATACGGGAAATACAGCTACACAAAATATTAACCTAACAGGAGATATTACAGTAGTCGGAACAGTTTATCCTACTACTATTACTGCTCAAGCAACAACCGGTTTAGCCGGCCAAATCTTATCATCTACAGGAACAGGTATTGAGTGGATTAATTCTCCTGCTACATCATGTTGTAGTTGGAACGATAGTTTAACTATAGGTAATACTGCCACTACGAACGCGATTGTAGACGGTGTCAATATGACTTTTCAAAACGCAGGAGCAGGGTTATATGTTAACAGTCCTGCTATAGTAAGTATTAGCGGTGTTACTAATTTTAATAATACCGTTGTTGACATGAACAACAGTGATGTGATTTTCGGTGTTACAGGGCAAATAGAAGACAGCACAGGATCTACTGGAACTGCCGGACAATGGTTAACTTCACAGGGTCCAGCGGGTGGAGTTGCGTGGTCGAGCTCACTACCTCCAGCTTCTTGCTGCGGGTTACAAAGTACTATTGCTTCAGGAAACACATCTACGGGACAAAATGTAACTTTAACAGGTACAGGACTATGGACTTTCGACACTAATGTTTCTATAACTTCAGCGGGTACTAATACCTGGTCAGGCAATAACGTTTTTAGTGCCGCTGGAAATCTTAGCACTACAGCTGGTATTGCGTTAACAGGAAGTTTATATGATGGAGCCTCTACAGGAACAGCTGGACAGGTTCTAACATCTACAGCTACTGGAGTATCTTGGGCAGCACCAAGTGCTGGTACTCAAGATTTACAATCAGTATTAGATAATGGAAACACAGCAGGAGGAGCAAATGCTAATATAACAATATCTGGATTTATAAAACCGGGACAAATTACAGATACATCAGGAGCTACTGGTGCGGCCGGACAGGTGCTTACCTCAACAGGAACAGGGTTGGCTTGGGTTACTGAGACTTGTTGTAATTTACAAGACACTTTAACTGCTGGTAATAGCGCTACTACAAGTATTGTTTTATCGGGGCCAGGTATTAGTCTTACAGCGCCTACGATAATCCCAGGATATATACAAGACTTTTCAGGAACCACGGGGGCTCCGGGAGAAGTTTTAACAGTAAACGGAGCGGGTACAGGAATAGAGTGGGCAGCGCCAACAGGAGCGGTTACAAGTGTTTCGGCCGGACCATCAGCAGCTTCTACAGGAACACCATTAACTATAACTCCTACAACAGGAGCGGTGGTTGTTACTTCTAATACTTATATAGGAGGAACTAATGTTGGTCACGTACCAAGCGGAGGGACAGCTTCTACTTTTTTACGAGGAGATGGAACATGGCAAACGCCTTCTGGATCTGCCACAGCACCAGAACAAACATTAATGGTTCCTTTTTATAATACTAAATGGAGCCCTGTAGCAAACACCTTTTACACTTTTCATGGCATGACTGAGGGTTCTACTGTAGGCATAATAGGGGTAAATTCTTTAGGTACCGTTGCTCCTTCAGGAGGAGGATTCCTTATGAGCCCCGAAGACTTAATGGCGGGGCAGGTATTTGGAAATCCGCCAGGCGGAACATGTACTCTTTATAGTGAGTTTTGGAGTATTTGCTCTGTAAGATTTGAGTTCGTGACTACTGTAAATACAATTTTTAACTTCCAACTTTGGAACGCACCATTATGCCCGGCAGACCCAGAAATAGGAACATTAACACAGTTAGCGATATGTGAGTTTGGGGAAGCTGATACCACTCAGTTTAACTGTTGCGATGCAACCGTTGCAGCATCTCCTGGTAATAGGATAGGACATGGTCAGTCTATATTTGTGACACTGAATAATGGAGCGGGCACGGGTGCTGCTAATGTGAACTTTCAAGGTAGAATGTATATAAATTTACAAAAGGTTTTACCATAAATTACAATTAAATAAAAATGAAATGGACATTCGAAAAATATCAATTGGCGCAGACTACAAGTCTGGAGCCATGCACTATATTGTAGGACAAGACGTTTTAGGGGGTAGTCACACTATTCATTTGATTCAGGCTACAGAAGGGTCTTACAAAATTTGGATTCAAAAAGAAAATGAGGTTTATATGTGGAAAGAATTTTTAGCCACCCTGCCTATATCATTAGAATATAATATAAACTTTTAATGAGGTCTCCTTATAATTTTATAGTAACTCCTATTAACAATAGGAGATATGACAACACTAAAAATATTGATGGATTAGAATTTATAACCAGTACTTCTCAGGAGGATCATAAAACTTCTAATCGATTCGCTAAAGTAGTAGCTCTTCCTATAAATTATAAAGGAGAAATAAAAACCGGAGACACATTGCTTGTTCATCATAATGTCTTTAAGTTTTATTATGATATGTACGGAAGAGAAAAAAGTGGAAGAAGCTTTTTAAAAGATAATTTATTTTTAATAGATCCAGAACAATTTTTTTTATACAAACAAAACGGAAAGTGGAACGCTCACAGTAAGTATTGTTTTGTAAAACCTATTGAATTAGAAAAATCGTATATATACAAAGGCGGTAATGAGGAGCCTTTAATAGGGATAGTTCGTTATATAAATAAAGAGCTAAAAGAATTAGGAGTTAAAGAGGGGGATAAAATTTCTTTTACCCCAGACAGTGAATACGAGTTTAATGTGGAGGGAGAAAAATTATACAGAATGTTTACTAATAATATAACTATGGTATTATGATACATATTATAGATAATTTTGTGGACAAAGATTTATTTAAAATAGCGACAGACTATTTAAACAAAGGAGAGTTTTTAAAGCACACTGTTGGAGAAAAAAATTTTTATACACAAAGTTCTCCAGATGCTTTTACTAATTATATGATAGGTAAACTGGGAGTAATAGAGGGTCGTCCCGTAGAGAATATTTTAAGTTTTTTTAGAACCTCAACTCCTAATAAAGACACAGATTGGAGAATACATTCTGATTTAAAAATTAAAGGTCAACAACCTGATAGAGCCGCAGTTCTTTATATGTCCCCGCGTGAGCTGGAAGAGCTTCACGGAACTGCTTTTTGGGAGCATGTTATTTACGGAGCCTCATTACCTGATTCTGTAGATAATGAAGAATACGATCGAATGATTAAAATAGACGCAAACGAGTTGGATAAATGGAGATTAGTTTCTGTGGCGGGCTATGAACAGAATAGATTAATATCTTATCCTGCAAACTACTTTCATAGTAAATACCCAAATAAATCTTGGAAGGAAGGTAGAAATGTTTTTGTAATATTTTATAAATATAAATAAATGGAAAGTAAAGAAATTAAACTACAAATAATAGAGGCTGGTAAAAAAGCAGTAAAACAACTAATTAAAGTTGCAAAAGAAGATATTATAAAATATGATAAGGATGATGAGTTGGCAGCGGACAGATTAAAAAATGCTGCTGCTACAAAAAAATTAGCAATATTTGATGCTTTTGAAATATTAAACAGAATAGAAAGCGAAAGAGCTTTATTAAATGGAGAGGTTGCGGATAAAAAAACTAATACATTAAAAGGATTTGCAGAATCAAGGTCAAAATAAGTTATACACAGAGCTAAAGGGAATTATACCTAAAGCGGTTTTGTCTAATAAAAACAGAGCAAAAAGTTGGTTGTATGGTTATAATGAAAAATACGATATAGTTATTATTTCTAAAACAGGGGAGATAGAAAATGTTATAGATATTAATGGATTAAAAATAGCTCTTCCTAAACCTCCTAAAAATATTTACACCAGATCAAAAGAAAAAAAAGAACAATATTGGGAACCTTCTCTTTTGCCGAAAGAGTTAAGTAAAATTAAATCTATATTTCAATGGCACGAAACTCCTAATAATTTTAAATCACAATGGGTTGATTATATTGAAAAAGAGTTTGATTATAGAGAGCAAGGATTCTGGTTTATGAATAATGGAAAACCTACATACATTACCGGAACCCATTATATGTATTTACAGTGGACTAAAATAGATGTTGGACATCCTGATTTTCGAGAGGCTAATAGAATATTTTATATTTTTTGGGAAGCGTGTAAGGCGGATAAAAGAAGTTTTGGAATGTGTTATTTGAAAATCAGAAGGTCAGGTTTTTCTTTTATGAGTTCTTGCGAAGGAGTTAATCAAGCTACTATTACTAAAGACGCTCGTATAGGCATATTATCTAAAACAGGTTCTGATGCTAAAAAAATGTTTACAGACAAAGTTGTCCCTATATCTAACAACTATCCTTTCTTTTTTAAACCTATACAAGATGGTATGGATAAACCTAAAACAGAATTAGCGTATAGAGTTCCAGCTTCTAAGATTACTAAAAAAAATATGCACAAGCTTTCTGATGAAGAGCTGGAAGGTTTAGACACTACTATAGATTGGAAAAATACAGGAGACAATAGTTATGATGGAGAAAAATTACAATTACTATTACATGATGAAAGTGGTAAATGGGAGAAGCCTGATAACATATTAAACAACTGGAGGGTAACTAAGACTTGCTTGCGATTGGGTAGTAAAATTATAGGCAAGTGTATGATGGGATCAACTTCTAACGCTTTAGACAAAGGGGGTGGTAATTTTAAAAAATTATATGAAGACTCTTTGCCTTCTGAAAGAAATGCTAACGGACAGACTAAAAGCGGTTTATATTGTTTATTTATTCCTATGGAATGGAACTTTGAAGGATATATTGATAAGTATGGTATGCCTGTTTTAGACAACCCTGTTAAACCTATAGAAGGTATAGATGGAGAGTTTATTAGTGTAGGCGCTATAAATTATTGGGAAAACGAAGTGTCCTCTTTAAAGCAAGACCCAGATGCTTTAAATGAATTTTATAGACAGTTTCCTCGTACTGAGTCTCACGCTTTTAGGGATGAAAGTAAACAAGCTTTGTTTAATTTAACTAAAATTTATCAGCAGATAGATTACAACGATTCTCTTATTATGGATCATCATTTAACGAGAGGTTCTTTTTCGTGGGAAAACGGAATTAAAGATTCTAAAGTAATCTGGAACCCTAATAGAAACGGAAGGTTTTTGGTAAGCTGGACTCCGCCTAAACATTTACAAAACAATATTGTTACCGAAAGAGGAATGAAAAAACCTGGCAACGAACATATAGGTTCTTTTGGTTGTGACTCTTACGATATATCGGGAGTTGTAGTAGGAAAAGGATCTAATGGAGCGCTGCATGGTATGACAAAATTTAACATGGAAGAAGCTCCGAGTAATGAGTTTTTTTTAGAATATATAGCCAGACCTCAGACTGCTGAAATATTTTTTGAAGAAGTTTTAATGGCTTGTGTGTTTTATGGGATGCCTATATTGTGTGAAAATAATAAACCCAGACTTTTATATCATTTTAAAAATAGAGGATACAGAGGTTTTTCTTTGAACAGACCAGATAAAACTTATAATAAATTATCTAAAACCGAAAGAGAGTTAGGGGGCATTCCTAATACTTCGGAAGACGTAAAACAATCCCACGCTTCCGCAATAGAATCATACATAGAAAAACATGTGGGTATTGATTTTAATGGAGACTATAGAGACTCTGGAGACATGGGGACAATGTATTTTCAGAGAACCTTAGAGGATTGGGCTAAGTTTGATATAAATAACAGGACTAAATTTGATGCTGCTATTAGTTCTGGACTCGCTGTTATGGCCAATCAAAAACACTTATATACACCATCTAAACAAAAATCAAAAATAAGTATTAACTTTGCAAGATATAACAATACCAGTACATTAAGCCGAATAATCCGATGAGAGACGTAAAAATAGACATAAATAAAGCTGCATTTCCAGACCAGTTTGTTTCTGATAAAGAAAAGAAAACTGACCAGTTTGGTTTGCAAGTAGGACAAGCAATACAATATGAATGGTTTAGAAAAGATGGATACAATTGTAGATTTTATAATCAGTGGGCAGAATTTCACAGATTAAGACTGTATGCTCGAGGCGAGCAATCTATAGCTAAATATAAAGACGAGCTGTCTGTAGACGGTGATTTATCTTATCTTAATTTAGACTGGACTCCAGTTCCTATTATTCCAAAGTTTGTAGACATTGTAGTAAACGGAATGTCGGATAGACTTTTCGATGTTAAATGCGTAGCAATGGATGCTATGTCAGCAGAAAAAAGAAATTCTTTTCAAAGAGATGTAGAAAAAAATGTTCAAGCTAAAGATTTGTTTTTACAAATAGAAAAAGACTTTCAGGTTCCTATGTTCACTCAAGGACCAAAAAATTTACCTGAGACAGACACGGAAATGGAGTTGTATATGCAGCTGAATTATAAACCAGGTATAGAAATAGCTAACGAAATTGCTATCAACACTATGCTTAAAGAAAATCATTACGAGGATATTCGAAAAAGAGTTGATAGAGATATAACAACTTTAGGTATTGGTATATGTAAGCATAGTTTTCAACAAGGAGACGGTATAAGAGTGGAGTATGTGGATCCGGCTAACGTAGTATACAGTTATACAGAGGACCCGTACTTTAATGATGTGTTTTATTGGGGTGAATTAAAAACAGTTCCAATTGGAGAACTTGTAAAAATAGACCCTGATATAACTAACGAGGAAATGGAAGAAATTTCTAAATACAGTCAAGCTTGGTACGATTATTATAATGTTGCGGCTATGTATGAAAACAGTATGTTTTCAAGAGACACTTGCACTTTATTGTATTTTAATTACAAAACCACTAATAGTTTTGTTTATAAGAAAAAGCAATTAGCTGAAGGAACATTTAAAACTGTACAAAAAGACGATCAATTTAATCCTCCTCAAGAAATGATGGATGAAGGAAAGTTTGAAAGAGTAGAGAAAAAAATAGATGTGTGGTACGAAGGGGTAATGGTTATGGGAACCAACATTCTTTTAAAATGGGATATGATGGAAAATATGGTAAGGCCTAATTCCGCTAATCAATATGCTTGGCCGAACTATGTAGCCTGTGCTCCGAAAATTTACAAAGGAACTTACGAGTCTTTAGTTAGAAGAATGATTCCTTTTGCAGATTTAATTCAAATGACTCATTTAAAAATACAACAAGTAGTTTCAAAGGTAGTTCCAGATGGAGTGTTTATAGATGCAGACGGGTTAAGTGAAGTAGATTTAGGAACGGGAGCCGCTTATAATCCAGAAGACGCATTACGTTTATATTTCCAAACAGGTAGTGTAGTAGGACGTAGTTATACCCAAGATGGAGAATTTAATAATGCTCGACAACCAATAAGCCAGCTTAACTCTAACAGTGGTAATGGTAAAATGCAAATGCTTATAGGTAATTATAATCATTATTTAAATATGTTACGACAAGTAACAGGATTAAACGAAGCTCGAGATGCTTCTACTCCTGATCCAAATTCTTTGGTCGGAGTGCAAAAGCTGGCCGCATTAAATTCTAATGTTGCGACTCGACATATTTTAAAGGCAAGTTTATTTATTACTCAGCGTTTAGCAGAGTGTTTATCTATTAGAACAGCTGATGTATTAGAGTATGCAGACTTTAAAGATGAGTTCGCTATGCAAATTGGAAAATATAATTTAGGAATTTTAGAAGAAATTAAAAATTTATATTTATATGACTTTGGTATATTTATAGAAATGGCTCCAGACGAAGAACAGAAACAACAATTAGAAGCTAATATACAAATGGCTTTACAGCAAGGAGGAATTGATTTAGAAGACGCTATTGATATTAGAACTATTAATAATTTAAAATTAGCCAACCAACTATTAAAGGTAAAAAGAAAGCAGTCTGCCGCAGAAAAACAACAACAAGAGCAGCAGAAACAAGCTATGCAAGGACAACAGCAGCAACAACTACAACAACAGGCTGCTCAGTCTAAAATGCAACAAATTCAACAAGAACTTCAAGCTAAAATTCAAATTAAGCAAGCGGAAATTGCATTTGAAATTGAAAAGCAAAAAAATGAAGCTGATCTAAAACGTAGACTAATGGATGTTGAATTTAACTACAACATGCAGTTACGAGGAATGGAACAGTCTCAAATAGACATGAGAGAAGAAAAAAAGGAAAAAGCTAAAGCCGATAGAATAAGCATGGGTAACACTCAGCAATCTAAAATGATTGAGCAGAGAAAAAGAAACTTACCTCCTTTTAATTTTGAGTCTAATGAAGACAGTTTAGATGGGTTTGATTTAGCGGAATTTGAACCAAGATAACTTGCTTAAAAATATAATAAAATTAGTATTAACTTTGTAAAAATTTAAATTAAATAAAATGGAAGAAAATAAATTTACAGTAAAAGATGTTTCTGGAGTTGAAAAATCTAAAGCTGAAGTAGAAGAAACTCTACTTAAAGAACATGAAGAAAAATTTGAAACTTCAGAAAGTGACACTAACGTGGAGCGAGTGGATGCAAGCACTGAAAGTGCCGCTCCCAACACGGAACAAAAAGAAGTACAACCGGAAGGAGAAACACAAGAAAAAACTACCGCATCAGAGTTAAATGATGCAGACGTTCTTTCATATATTAAAAATAGATACGATAAAGATATCGACTCTGTAGATCAGTTGTTTGAAGAGCAAAAGTCAAACGAAGATTTACCAGAAGATGTTGCAGCGTATTTTAAATACAAAAAGGAAACTGGTCGTGGAATTAAAGATTTTGTCGAGTTACAAAAAGATTATAATGAAATGGACGGAGACCAAGTGCTAACTGCTTATTATGCTACAACTGAAGAAGGTTTAGATAGTGAGGATATTAGAGATATTATGGATGAAAAGTTTTCGTTTGACGAAGAACTGGATGATCCAAAAGATATTAAGAAAAAGAAGTTAGCTAAAAAAAGAGAACTTGTTAAAGCTAAAAAGTTTTTAATTGAACAACAAGACAAGTATAAAGCTCCTCTTGAGTCAAGCGGGAGTGGATTGTCAGGAGTTAGTCAAGAAGAACTGGATAGTTATAAAAGTTATGTAGAGGAGTCGAAGACTACTGAAGAGGCTCGTAAAAAAAGGTATGACTACTTTTTAAATAAAACCAATGAGGTTTTTAACGATGAGTTCAAAGGTTTTGAGTTCAATATCGGAGAAAAGAGTTTTACGTTTAAGCCTGGTGATAAAGACGAGTTGAGAAGTAAGCAATCTGATGTCAATAATTTTGTAAATAAATACATGGACACTGACAGTGGATTAATGAAAGACGCTCAAGGTTATCACAGAGCTATGGCAGTAGCTATGAATTTAGACAAGTTTGCTGAATTTTTTTACAATCAAGGAATGACCGCAGCTGTAGATGATGTTTCTAAAAAATCAAAAAACATTAATATGGACATGCGTAAAACTCCCCAAACATTCAGTAAAGACGGTTTAAAAATTAGAGCTATTGGAGACAAGAGTAGTGGACGAGGACTTAAAATTAAAAGTATAAAAAGAGTATAAACTAAAAAAATTTAAAAAATGTCAGTATTAGGAACACCGGGCTTTGACTTGCAGCCAAGTGCACAGCAAGTAGCCTTAGCATCAAACTACCTAACTAACTTTGACTTTTTGAATCAGTATCTTCCTGATACTTATGAAAAAGAGTTTGAGCGTTATGGTAACAGAACAGTAGCGTCATTCTTAAGAATGGTAGGCGCTGAAATGCCTTCAAATTCAGACCTTATCAAATGGGCTGAGCAAGGAAGGTTACACACTAAATATACAGCATGTACGTCTGCGGCAATAGCAGGATCTAACACTGCTGTTTGGACTATTCCAACAGCTCAAGTTAATCCAGCTTCTCCACCAGCTTCATCTGCACCAGCAAATGGTTTTGCAGCAATCAGAGTAGGTCAAACTGTAATGATTTCTGACGAAACTGCGGGTTCAACTTTAAGTAACAAAGCAATTGTAACAGCGGTTTCTGGAGCAGGAGCGCCATTTACAATTACTGTAGCTTATTACGAGGCAGCTGGTCAAGCAATGGCTAACGCTACAAATAGTAGTATATTTATTTACGGGTCGGAGTTTGCTAAAGGACAAGCAGGTATGCAGGGTTCTTTAGAGTCTCAAGACTTTATATTCGAAAACTCTCCAATCATCATTAAAGACACTTACGAAGTAAGCGGTTCTGATATGGCTCAAATTGGTTGGATTGAAGTTACAACTGAAAACGGAGCTTCAGGGTACTTATGGTACTTAAAGTCTGAGCACGAAACAAGACTTCGTTTTGAGGACTATTTAGAAACTGCAATGGTTGAGGCAGTTCCAGCAGAGGCTGGTTCTGGTGCAGCTGCTGCTGTAGCTCCAGTAGGAAACAAAGGTTCTGAAGGAGTTTTCTATGTAGTAAACACAAGAGGAAATGTATGGAGTGGTGGTAACCCAGTTGCTCTTGCAGGTTTTGATTCAGTAATCCAAAGATTAGATAAGCAAGGATCTATTGAAGAAAATGTTCTTTTTGTAAACAGAGACTTCTCGTTTGATATTGACGATATGTTGGCTGCTCAAAACTCTTATGGAGCGGGTGGTACTTCGTATGGTTTATTTGATAATGATGAAGAAATGGCTCTAAACTTAGGATTCACAGGATTCCGTAGAGGTTATGACTTCTATAAGCAAGACTGGAAATACTTAAACGATCCTACTATGAGAGGTGGTTTAACTGGTGGTGCAATCAATGGACTTATGGTTCCAGCTGGTTCTACTACAGTTTATGACCAAATCTTAGGTAAGAACGCTAAGCGTCCATTCTTACATGTTAGATATAGAGCTTCTGAAACTGAAGATAGACGTTACAAAACTTGGATCACTGGTTCTGCTGGTGGAGCAAGAACGTCTGATATAGACAAAATGCAAGTTAACTTCTTATCTGAAAGAGCTGTATGTACTTTAGGTGCAAACAACTTCTTCTTATTTAGAGATTAATAAGCGCAATTAATTTAGGGGAGGGCTAAACTCCTCCCCTTTTTTTTAACTTTAATTAAATTATAATAAAATGAAAAAGAGAAAAAAAGGAACACCTGTTGCTAAACAGTATAGATTAAAATCAGACGCAGCGCCATTGGCTTTTATGTTAGCGTCTCACCACAACAAAAGAACCCCATTACTTTATTTTGACGAAGAGTTAGGAGCTAACCGAGCTTTACGTTATGCAAGAAACCAAAAAAGTCCGTTTGAAGACGAGCAAGATGGTAACGCTATTTTAGAACCTATTGTTTTTGAAGATGGATTTTTAAATGTTGAAAGAGGAAATCAAGTTTTACAAGAATTTTTATATTATCATCCACAAAACGGGCAAACTTTTGAGGAGGTAAATAATGAGGTGGATGCTACTGAAGAGTTAGAAATCGAAGAATTAATTTTAGATGCTCAGATTTTAGCAAAAGATTTAGATATTTCTACATTAGAAAGTTTATCCAGAGTTTTATTTGGAGCTGGATCGGACAGAAAAAGTACAGCTGAACTTCGTAGAGACATGTTGGTGTTTTCACGAAACAATCCTGCCGAGTTTATTGATATGCTTAACGACCCTTCACTTCAGGTTTATGATGACGTGGCTAAGTTTTTTGGAGCAAGTTTATTAGTAGTTAAAAATAAAAACAGAGATGTTTATTTTAACCTTTCGACAAATAAAACAAAACTTTTAACGGTGCCTTTTGGAGAAGATCCAGAAGATATTATCGCTTCTTATATGCAAACCGATGAGGGTATTGAAACTTACAAACTCCTTAATCGTATTTTAAAGGGAGATGATAAACCGAAGACTAAAAAGAAAAACAAGTCTACGGAAGAGTAGTAAATAAAGCACCTATAACGGGTGCTTTTTTTTTGTATCTTTGCACTTTATTAACCCATTAAAATTATTAACTATGGACAAATTTTTAGACACTCCTGTTACGGGAGAAACACCAATGTTAGTTAGCTGTTCTGATGTAATTGCGGTACAAATCGGAGATACAGGAGGAGTAGCATCTAACCCAACAACATGTACTACTGTTTTTTACAATAGTGGTAACACGGTAACATTAACTCATGCTGCGGTATCTACTACTTTAGAAATGAGAGACTCAGTTCAAAACGCGATGGAGGAAGCTTTAAAAACTTCTTGGACGGATGTTGCATTTGCATACGTTCCTTCTAAAGCGGTATCAGCAATAGCTGTAGCCTAAGTAAAATGTATAGATATATTAATTTACCAGTACAAATGTACCCAAGCTCTACCGCAACAAATGCAGCTGCTGTAGACTCAGGTACAACCGATGCGGCTACTACAGGAAAACTTACACAGTCAGGCCAAAACTTTTTAACTACGGTTAATGTTGGAGATTATGCTGTTATTACTACAGGTATTGCAGGTTATCCAGTAAGAAGCTGGGCTTTAATAACTGCGGTAGATAGTGATACTGTTTTAAGTATTTCTGGACCAGGGGCTTCGGCTACAAGTGCAGAAGGTTTATCAGCAAGTGGTACTGCTTATGATATTATAGCGGCAGCTGATGCTTCTAAAGTTGTATTGTCAGGAGCAAAGTTTACAGAAAACGTTTCAGTAGGAGACACAGTGTGTTGTACGACTGCGGGAGCAATTAAAAACTTTACTGTAGCTAAAGTTGTAGATGACACTACTCTTATGTTAGCAGGAACGAATTTTGGAATCATTAATGGAGACACTTTTTTTATTTTAAGTGATAAAGGAGACCATGGAGCTACAAAAGTTCGTTTAGACAACGCGACTGAAATTAGAGGAAACGCTGCTGATGGAGAGGTAACGATTCATTATAAAAGAGGAGCTACCAGTCAAAAATTAGCTATTGCTATGGGAGACAGCGTAACTGACGATGCTTACTTTATTAAATTTAAAGAGGTAGCATTAGAAATTATGAAGTCTGATTGGAAGACTAATTCTGGCACAATGCCTTTAACAGTATCAAGCGGTACTCAGGGTATTCAGTGGGCTGGAACATTTACTTTCTCATAAGCTTAACTATGTTTTAAAAGAGAGGTTTACAAAAAAATGTAAGCCTCTTTTTTTTTATTATCTTTGTAAAAATCTTTATAAAGAATGGCAGCATCTATAAATGAAGTTAGAAATACAGTATTAGCTATTGCTAATAAAAATAATTACGGATATATATCTCCTCAAGATTTTAATCTTTATGCTAAACAGGCGCAGTTAGATATGTTTGAAGATTATTTTTATGCGTACAATAGTTGGATTAATAAACAAAATTCCAGAATGTCTGGAACAGGGTATGCAGATATAATAAAAGGACTGGAAGAAGTTATGGATACTTTTTCTGTACAGCTTTTTTTACCTCAGGTAAATCAAAATGTATTTTCTTTACCTAATGATTATTATTTAATAAATAAATTATATTATTATTCTGATCCTTTATTTACAGGTACAGCCACAGCGGTTGTAGCTAATCAATTAGTTGATGCGGCAGCTGTAGGGTGGACTACTATTCCTGCTTCGGCCCCTACACCCCCTATAGGTAGTATCGTAGTAAACACCACTACTTTACAAGAAGCTTTTGTTACAGGAGTACTCAGTGGAACAGCAATAACTTTAAGTGCGGATATATTTGGAGTTATAGGGGAAGATTATGTTATTTATAATAATAGTAAAATAAAAGAAGTAGAAAGAGTTACTCAAAGTAAAATATTTTATTTAACCAACTCTATGTTAACGTCTCCAACTAAAAGCTTTCCAGCTTATGTCTTAGACGGTAATAATATAACAGTGTACCCTACAAGTATAAGACAAAGGGCTGCTGTCAGAACACAATATATTCGTTACCCTTTAACACCGAGATGGACGTGGCAAAACTTACAATTAGGAGAGCCTCAGTTTGATCCTACTCAGGCTGATTTTCAAGAGTTTGAGTTGCCTGATTCAGATGAGCCTACATTAATTGCTAAAATATGTCAATATGTAGGTATTGAGATTAGAGAAGCAGAAGTATATAATTTTGGGAAACAAGAAGAGACTAACGAAATACAAGAAAGCAGTTAATTATGGCATATATTACAGATTACGTTTATTACGAAAATAATATTGGACCTCCTTTTAATAGTCCTTCGGACGCTAATTGGGGTTCGTATCAATATGTTTCTTTAGAGGATATAGTAAATAATTTTATGTTAATGTATCAAGGTAACAATGAAATTATTAATAATGTAAACAGATATCAAGTATTGTTTCATGCAAAAAGAGGAATTCAAGAACTGAATTACGATGCAATGAAAGAAATAAAAATATTAGAACTTACTATTTGTGATCAATTAAGATTTATCCTTCCTCCGGACTATGTGAACTGGGTAAGAATATCATGGGAAAAAGACGGTATGTTGTATCCTATGACTGAAAATATTCAAACTAATTGGAGTGGAGCTTATTTACAAGATCATGATTGTAGAATATTATTTGATATAGATGGAAATGTATTAAAACCAGATAAGTCTTTTTGGGACAAACAAAGAATAGATGGTACTCAAAAAACTATGTACTTAGGAGAAGGTCAATATAATGGACAGCAAGGATGGTGTATAGATGGGTGCTGGTATTTTGATTATCAAATAGGAGACAGGTTTGGTTTAAATACCGAAACCGCAAATATAAACCCTACTTTTAGTATAAATAAAAAAGGAGGGGTCATTAATTTTAATTCAGTTATGTCTGGCAAAATGGTAGTATTAGAATACGTGTCAGACGGTATGGAGAATGGTGATGACTCCAGCGTTAGTGTAAACAAATTATTTGAAGAATTTTTATACGCATATATTAAATTTGCTATTTTAAATGGTAGATACGGGGTTCAAGAATATGTAATTAATCGAGCACGGAAAGACAAGTCTTCTTTGCTTCGTAATGCAAAATTAAGATTAAGTAATATACACCCTGGACGACTCTTACAAAATTTAAGAGGCCAGGATAAATGGTTAAAATAATATGGGGTCAAAACTAACATCAACTAATTTTGTAGCGGGTAAAATGAATAAGTCTATTGACGAAAGACTTGTTCCTCCTGGAGAATATATAGACGCGTTAAATGTTCGTTTAGGGTCTACTGAAAACACAGAAATTGGAGCTGTAGAGAATTCGCGAGGTAATAGTATTTTAACAACTTTAGAATATAACAACCAACCTTTAACTGGAGACGTTAGGTGTATCGGGGCTTATGAAGACGGAATAAATGAAACTATTTATTGGTTTGTTCATAACGAAAACAATCCTAATTCTGTTGTAACGGGTGTTGTAGATTTAGTAGTTTCATACAATACTAACACAGGTTCTTTGGTTTATCATTGTATTAGCACTGAAGTTTTACAGTTTGATTTTAAATATCTTATAACGGGTGTTAATAAAATAGACAATCTTTTATTTTGGACAGATGATTTAAACCCTCCTCGAGTTATAAATGTAACGTCTGATTATGATTATCCTGTAGCTGGACTTGACAATGTATTTGAAGAAGAGGATGTAAGTGTTATTGTAAAGCCTCCTGGTTATGAGGATTTTGACACAACAGTAAATCAATATATGCCTTTAGGGTCTCCAGAAGTAGAGCTTTATCGTTTAGTTGGACAGGAAAATTATATGGAAACCAGGTTTTTATGTTTTGCGTATAGATATAGGTATGCAGACGGTCAATATAGCGCGATATCTTTATTTAGCACTCCTGCTTATCAGCCTAATCAGTTTAGATTTAGTATTCAAAATTACTTAAACTCTGGAATGAGAAATCGTTTTAACGCTTGTAGAGTTACTTTTTCTACAGGATCAAAACGAGTAAAAGAAATTGACCTCTTATACAAACAGAGTACTTCTAATACTATATATGTAATAAAAAGATTTAACAAACAAGATTTAGGAATACCTGATAATGACTACGAAACAGTTTCTTTTTCTAACAGTGAAATATATACTACTTTAGGTTCGGATGAGCTATTAAGATTATATGACAATGTGCCGCGAACAGCTAAAGCTCAAACCATACAAGGTAATCGTTTAATGTACGGAAATTATGTAGACGGTTATGATGTGACAATTACTCCGGGAGGAGCAGAAATAGATATAGATTACTTTACGTCTCCTAATTCAAAAGAGATTGCAGGAGAGGCTATTGGAGATGGAGGAACTACAAATCCTTTAACTAATAACTCTCCTTATACTTTCGGTCCTGGAACAGCTGGTCAAGACTCTGTTCTTATATGGGATTTAACCAATGCTAATCCTGTAGCTGGAGACATTGTGGCGGGAACCACTTTTAATTTTTCATTTTCTATAGAGCAAAATCAATTAATTTGTAATCCCGGAGGAACTCCTGATTGTGTGGCAGCCAGTACTTATGTACAGTCTTCCCCTTTTAACGTTTCAATGACATTTACATGTCCGGTAGATTATCCAGATGTAACCGCTATGTGTGCGAGTCCTGAATTTGCAGAAAGAATTGGTGGTAATGCTGCTCAAGGGTATACTGGAACAGGAGTGATACAAGAACTTTATCCGTGTAACAATTCAGATAATGGGGGAACATTAAGTGATAGATTTTATTCTAACGCAGTTAGCCCAATGACAGGGACAACTATGAGTTTAATAAGTGGAGGAATGGACGCGGCTCATCAGTGTACCACTCCTATTGCTGGGTGGCCTCTTACTTGTAGTACCACTGTGGTTTCTTCAGGGGTTACTGATGGAGCTGTTGCGGGTTTTTTAACCGACTCTACAGCTGACTTTATTACAGACGGTGTATCTAATGGGGACCAGGTTATGGATATGTCCACTGGTTTAACAGCTACCGTAGACACTTCGGTTAACCCTATTACAGCAACTTCTTTGCCCATCGTAGATAATACAGGTGGTTTAGCTACATTAGAAACTTCGGGGGTTACATTTCAAGTGGTAGCAGGTTCAGGAGCTGCTGCTCCGTGTGATCCTTATGGTTTTGAATTTACGCCTGTAGCAGGAGGGTTTCAATTAAAACTTCCAGCTACTCAATATTGGGCTGATGACGGGGCTGGAGTTACTTCAGAAGCTTTTATTTATTATAACTTTATTGCTTATGGTTGTAGTGCAGGGTATTTAACTTCTCAAGACCAGGGTAGTTTGCACTCTAATAGAGATTACGAGACAGGTATTGTTTATATGGATGAATACGGAAGAGCTTCTACCGTATTAGTAAGTAACACTAATACCACTTACTTTGATCCGGCAACCTCTGTATTTAAAAATAGAATAACAGTTAATCTTTCAAGTTTACCTCCATGGTGGGCTAAAAAATATAAGTTTGTAGTTAAACCAAGTGAGGGGACATATAATACTATATTTTCCAATATTTTTTACAAACAAGATGGGACAGCTACAGCTTCTACAGGTGCTGCTACAGAAAACGACCCAAGTTTAGTATGGTTTAAATTAGAAGGAAATAATCAAAACTTAGTAAAAGTAGGAGACGAATTAATAGTTAAAGTAGATACCGCGGGGGCAGTATTAACTGAAGAAAAATGTACTATATTAGCTATCGAGGCGTTTCCTTCTAAAGGAATAACAAGTAAATCCTTAAAAGGTTTGTACATGTGTTTAAAACCATCAGGATGGACTATTGAATCAACACAACAGAATTATTTTAGAGGTACTAAAAAGAAAGACGCAAATGATACCGGGAATTGTGCTGATGGATGTATAAATAATTATGATCTTAATGATGACGGAAGTCCTGGAGTGCCTTATACTATACCAGCGGGTTCTACTATTAGAATACGAATAGATAATTGGCGTGGTGGTGGTGATGGAAACTGCGACTCTAAACGTCTTAAATATGATAAAACATTTATTTCTACCGCAGACTACCCTAACTTTCATGCTTGGTCAGTAGGAGATGATTTGCAAAGTCAAATGACTTGTAATCAAGCTCAAGAGTGTTATGAAATGAATATTTCTTATGACCCAGCCTTATCTTCTTCAGGAGGTTGTACTTACAGTTGTTTTAATACTAAGTGTAGGTGTAGGGTAGCAAGTAATGGTGAAATGTTTTTTGTAAACACATGTGGTATACCAAGGTGTTGGGAATGGTTTGAAAGATATGACGGTCATTGCTCTACATTAATTGAGGTAACAAGAGGAGGTTCTTTATTAGTATGGGAAAGCGTTCCTCAAGATGCAGATCCTAATTTATTTTATGACGCTTCTGATTTATTAGATATAGAGCCTTTAGTACCAGGAGGTCAAGGATACCACATGGCTAAAAGAAATTTTGTTAAATCCTTATTACCAGGAGATCCTTACTCGCTACCATCAGGAGAAATTGATCAAAGCCCCGTAACGGATTTAGTTACTACTTTAGATTTTTATAACTGTTTTACATTTGGAAATGGGGTAGAAAGTTATAGAATTCAAGACAGTCCAGCAGGAAAAAGTTTTAATTTAGGAGAGAGGGTTTTAGCTGTTTCTAATCAAGACTTTAAAGAAGCGGATAGATTTGCAGGAATGACGTATAGTGGTGTTTTTAGCGGGCCGGCTAACTCTAACAATCTTAATGAGTTTAATTTAGGATTAGCTAACTACAAAGATTGTGAAACTCGTTTTGGTCCTATCATGAAAATGCACTCGAGAGAAACGGATATTTTAGTTCTTCAAGAAGATAGGATAACTTATGTATTATCTGGTAAAAATGTTATTACAGATTCTACAGGAGGAGGAGCAATAGCTTCAGTGCCAGAAGTATTGGGAACACAAATAGCAAGAATAGAAGAATATGGTATAAGTTTTAATCCAGAAAGTTTTGCCGCTTGGGGTTATGATATGTTTTTTACAGACACTAAAAGAGGAGCTGTAATAAATTTAAGAGGAGCTTCTCAAGGGAGTGATCAATTACAAACTATTCAGGCTTACGGAATGAACTCTTGGTTTAGAGATAATTTTAATGCTAATTTAACTACTCAAAAATTAGGAGGCTACGATCCATATATGAAAGAATTTGTGTTAGGTACTAACTTAAGACAAGTTCCGGTTCCGGTTCCTTTAGTTCCTTGCGGTCAGCAAATTCAACAAATGTCCTCGTCTTCGCCTGTAGTTTTTGAAGTGGATTTAGGATTGGTAATAGGCCAGGTAGATATTCCTTATAATATTTCAAGCGGAACTATTAATATTGATGTGGTCTGGAATGGAGTAACTTATAGTTCAGGAAACGTAAGTGCTAACGGTTCGTTTAATTTTAATAAAACCCTTAACACTCCTGATACAGCAGAAGTTACTATTACTCCAATAACACCTACCGCAAGCTATGATATAACAGTTGAATGTCCTCCTGAAGTTCCATTAACCGTTATTCAAGTGGTAGTTAACTCTCCAAACTATTCTGGTCAATTTATTACTACTAATTACAATTGGACAGACGGAACAACTATTAGTCCTTATACAGGTTTTTCTCCTGCTGAACTAATAACATTACAACCTTCAGAGTATCAGGCTCAAACAGGAGTTAGATCTATAGGAGTTTTTCCTTATTCGGGAGCGGATATAAAATTGAGAACCCAAAAAATACCACCTGATGATTTTGATTTTAACCCATTACATCATAGGTTTAGAATACTTTCTTCTCCTATTTTATATACTAATTCTCCAGCTGATATAGCAAGTCTATTAGCCAACGCTCCTGTAGTTTCAGGACCAATTACTGGTGGGCCAACTCAATATCAAGCAATAGAAGCTGGATTCTCTATGCCTTTAGCAAACCCATACCTATATTTAATTTGGGACTTAAGGTTAATTACAAATATGCAATTATGTTATTGTTCACCACCTCCAGCAGCAACCGTAGATGATGTGTGTTGTTCTTGTTCGGTAGGTTGTGGGCAAATTTATTTAGGACCTCAAACATTTAGTGAAGCGGCAGTGTGCGCTACTAATGTTCAAAGTGCTGGAGCTGTAGGTTTGGTTGGGTTCAATAGTAATGGAGCTAATCCAGAATTAGGAGCAATAGTATACGACAACACTTCATGCTTAGCAGGTAGTTCAGGAAACTATCAAGCGGCAGGATTTTATATAATGGATGTTAACAATCCAGGTACCAATAATCCAAAACAGTGGATACAAATTGGAGCTAACGGAGTGGTAATAAACACAGGAACATGTTAAAAATTAAAAATTAAATATATTAAACTATGTCACCAATTACTTGTATTACAGGAACATATTATTGGGCGGGAACATCATTTGCTACCGCTACTCAGATTTACTCAGACGCTAATTTAACTACCGTTGCTAACGATGGGTGGTATTCGGTAGGGGGAATATATAGACAAATGGTAGGAGGGGTTTTAGGACCTCAAGTACCGTGCCCTTCATGTGTAGTTCCTTGTGGTACGAATTTATCTATCGGAGGTTTTAGCACGGGTTTATTTGCTATTTCTTTTGACATGGGTACAGCCCCAGGCGCTGCGGTTATAACTTTTAGTTCTGGTGTTAGAAATGATACTTTTAGACCTATACCTGATGGTTTAACTTGGAACTATAATGGAATGTCTGGATCAGAAGGAAGTTCGTTAGTTGGAGGGTATCAAAAAGGAGTAATAGGAGCACCAGATGGTCCTCCTGCAACATTTAGTGTTCCTTGTTTTAATACAAACCCAGGTAGCCCTCCTATTACTACAGCTACAGGTAGTAATGGTATTCAACCTAACGGAGCTCAATATTATGTATGGGACGCGGGTATTAGTAATTTTGTAGCGTCAGGAGCAGCGGCTATGGGGCCTTACACTGGTATTACTAATAATGTTAATGGTTCTTCAGGTGTATATCCTAATATAGAATCATTAGAAACAACATGTTTAGATTGGAATTGTACAAATATTAATACTAATGATTGTGGCGGCGGGGGTACAGCCTTAGATATTCCGCCATCTCCATTTGACCCTACTCAACCGATAGCTCCTAATTTAGCAAGCGCTCTTGGTTCTCCTTGGCCTTTATCTAACGGAGAATACAGAGGGTGGACTACAGTTATTCCTTCTCCTCCTGGAGTTACAAATAGTATTGCTACTATTATGATAACAGCTCCTTGTATAAACACATGGTGGGGAATAAATGTACAGTGTCCTCGTCAATTGACAGCTATATCTGCGGGACCTCAAAACCCTTTAGGTACAGCTTTTGCAACAGTATGTGGGCAGACGATTAATAGTAGTATTTATCATGTTCCTGTGGATAATTCAGGGAATAGTAATCCCAACTCTGCTTATTATGACGCTACAACAGCTCCTAATGGTTTCCCTGATGAATATGACCCTGCTGACCCGGCTAAAATTGGTCAACCTAACGGAGTTTTAGGATTGCATGATTGGGTTTTTTCAGACCCTAATGGCGAAACTCCTTTGCCTATAGGAATGTATAAAGTACAATTTGATCCAACAGGAGGGTCAACTCCATTAAACTATGTAATAGAGGTAGGGTTTTTAGAATATAGAGATGTAGATGGAGCAGGTCATGCGTTACCACCAGAAGGGTATCCAGGACCAACACAATCAACAGGAACAAGACAACCAGGAATAGTAAGATCAATAACTCTTTGTCCATAAAATAAATAATTATGCCAACACCATACGAACCAGCAACAATATCATATAGTGAAGACGTCAAAGGATGGCCTTCTTTTTATTCTTTTTT